TCAGGAGGCCGGCACGCGGCCGAACCACTCGCAGAGCTGCTGCGCCTGCCGGGCACGCTGCCACCTGCCGGCGCGGATCATCACCTCTTCACACTGGCCGACAACGCGGCGCATCTGGCGAACGTTCTCGACGGCCACCCAGAGGTAGGCGACTTCGGCGTCGACGAGGTGCGCGTGATCAGGGTTGTGCAGCGGCGCGCCCTCGCGCAGGAACGTCTCGGTGACCCATTCGGCGACGCCATCGCGCCGGCGCGATTTGACGGATCCAGTTCGAGTCGTCGAACAGGAGGTCTGGTGGCAAAGGGCGAGACACGGCACAAGAGGGTTCGATTGCGCCTCTTTCATTCGACATGATGGAGCCCCAATAAATAGCTATTGACTTCTACACAATAGCTATATATTCTATTTATAGCTATTTGATATTGTGTATAGCTATTGCCCGTAAAGGACTTTTCATGGCTACTATTACGCTCGAGATCCCCGACTCCGTCTTGCTCGAAGCACTCCAAGCTTCGGCCGCCGCCGAGGTTGACCTGAGTGATCTGATCATCACGCGACTCACTGCCAGCGCAGACTTCGACGAAGCGCCCGAGACCGCCCCGTACAACGCGGAAGAACTCGCCCAAACGCTCTACCAGGTTGCAGGAAAGTTCGTCATCGGGAGCAAATTCACCGTTGAAGAGTTGCACATCCGCCAGTTCGGCCCCCAAGCATGGAAGTCGCAGACTGCTGGGCAGCGCATCGCGCTCGGCCGCGCGTTCCGCAAACTGGCTGAAGCACGTACTGATGTGGTGACTGCTAACGGCGGCTTCCCGATCGGCTTCGTGGTATTCGAGAAAAAGGACGCACAAAATCGGGCGATCTACTCGTTCCAAAATTCGCGCAGCCACCAAGCCTGACTCGGTACGCAACGAAAATGCCCACTGACTTTCGCTCAGCGGGCTGCGTGTCTGGTGCCATGAGGGGCGGCGCAATTCCATCAGCGCCTTTCCGCGAACTGGCTCATATCGTCTGTTTCACGCTGTATCGTAGAATCACTCAACCGGGATACTCCGGCACACTACGGGGATTAATAACTATGGCAAAAGTCAGCTTGGCACTTACTTCCGAAGTTGAAATCGGAAAAGTCGATCAAATTCTGACCGTAAAAAGCACCAATGGCCGCAAGATCGGCTCCCTTAAATTCAGCAAGGGGTCTGTCGAATGGTGGCCGAAGGGCAACAGCGTCAACGCTCACAAATACACTTGGGAACAACTCGCGGCGGTACTCGAGGATTCCAAGCCGACGGTGCGTGTGGCAGCTAAGAAGGCAGCGAAACCTGTAGCGAAAGCGTCTAAGCCCACGGTCAAGCGCGTTCCCCGTACCAAACCTAACGCGAAATAACACCGCACGAAAGAACCCGCTGGCTTTCGCTCAGCGGGCTCGGCGCATCTGGTGCCAGCAGGGCGGCGGAAACCCGTCTGCTCCTTTCGGCGCGCTGGCTGATCACCTCGCTGCGTCTTCCCCGCCGGCGCAGCTAAGGCCGAGTCGAGTTTAGCGCGGACACGCCACAATCGGGATAGGGGGCGGTCAGTCAGCCTAACCGATCCCCTCCCACACCACCCGGCATGCGGGTCCGCACCGGGCGGTTCGAGCAGTTGAGGTCACGAGAGTCGGGGCACGCCGAACCGGTCGAAGTAGGCGATAGGCATCACTCGGTTCAGTAGCAGCGCACTGTTGCGCCACCAGCGACGGCTGTTCGCCGCCACCCTGCCTGCGTCGTCTTCCGAGGCGCCCAGCGCTCGCAACTCCCGATACATCGTCGTGCCACGACGCCAGTGCTTGAACTGCATCGCCCGCAGCCGGTGTCTGATCCACTCGTCGAGTTGGCGGAACACCTTCGGCGTCTGCGCCAGCTGGAAGTACGCCTTCCAGCCCGGTATATACGCTTTCAGACGCCCCACCACCTCCGGCAGGCTTCGCCCGCCCGAGCGACGTGTCATCTCCCGGATACGTTGCTTGAAGGTCTCCAGCGCCTTCCGAGCAACCGCGCATTTGATCCGGTCGGCTGCGTTTCTTTGCCACAGTTCGTAGCCCAGGAACTTGCGACCGGTCGCTTGCGTGACCGCCGTTTTGGCCTCGTTGACCTTCAGATGGAGCCGGTCGTAGAGCTTGCGCAAGCCACCCAGCACCCGTTCGCCCGCCCGACGACTGCGAACATACACATCCTGCAGCGCGAATGCGAGGCGTCACGGCTGGCCGACGAGATCCTTCGGCTTCAGGCCAGCGACGCGGACGTCGGAACGCGGGATCCGCCGAAGACTTTCACGACCCGCACCGCAGCCGAAGTCCTGGGCGGTCACACCGCAGTCGTTTGGCTGAACGGCAAGACCGGCTGTGTGGCGATCAGCCATTGCACTCCCGTCTGATCTAAGGCGGGCAATCGCTGTCGCCGAGCGCACTGCGAAGCGACGCGCGATCGACATTCAGGAAGGCACGATCATCGCCGACTCAGTCGGCCAAGCGATCGAGCGGTTTCGCGATGAGGTCGATCGGGAGCACTTCCGCGATCACTCGCGCGACGGCAAAGCCGTGCGCGATTCCGCCTACGATCGCCTGACGCGCTTCTTCGGGCGCATGGCGCCGCAGCGCCTCGAAACCATCCACGGCTACCAGTTCCTCGACGCGCGCGCGAAATTCGAGGTCAAGAAAATGCGCGAGGCGGCGCAGCGAATTGCGAACCGAATCAACCGGCCGGTCAAGGGGTGTATGGAACTGATGCTGACGAAGCATCCGGACTACTTCTCGATGCTGGATATTCGCCCCGCCGCGATCACGACGAAGCTCGATAATCGGTCGGCCGACGCATACGATTTCGCAGCACACGCGAACCCGAGCACAACGCACCGGCACTACGATAGGCGGAAGGTAAAAGCCGCGAGCGCGACAGAGTAAATTCCGAAATTCGGTTTTCCGTTCCGAAATTCACATCGTGGAAAGCAAAACAGGCGCCTAAGCGCCTGTTTTGTTTGAGAATTTTGGGGTGGCTGATGGGACTCGAACCCACGACAACAGGAATCACAATCCTAGCCTACAACCAATATGCTGCGAGCCTCACAGGCCAACAAATGGGAATTTTCTATGGAATATGCCCATTGATTTAACAGGCTTTTTTCCGCTTCGTTCCCACAGCACGTCAAAAGAAAAGGCCCGCTCAGAGCGGGCCTCAAAGCTTACTGGAACCTATTTCGAGCGTTCCCAAGTGCTGTATACATCGCCATCATTCCGCTTGCCGACAACGAGAACCTCTACGTCGTCTTCAGCAACCGAATAGATCACGCGATATTCGCCAATGTCGAGCCGACGCTCACCGCGGGTTGCACCACGAAGCTGCTGACTGTCGTGCGGCTCGGGATTGGACAAAAGCCCGAAAATCGATGAAACGACTTGACGATATTGCTTGGCGTCAAGCTTGCTTATGGCCTTGAGGGCCTGTTTTGTTAGCTTCAGGTTCATCTTGTGTGTTCCTATTTACCGCAAGGAACGCCTTAACCTCTTCGTCGCTCGCAAAGCCTTCAACACGAGCGGCATCAGCACGCAGCAGCCAAAGCTGATCCTCAAGCTCTTGGAGTCGCTCGCGCATTCCATCGAAATCCCTCTTCGACACGACATATGCAGTCAAGCGGTCGTGACGCGTGATACCTACAGGATGCCCGAGCGCTTCGTCCAAGACCTCGCCGAAGCGTGTCTTAGCGTCCCTCGCGCTGAAAGTTACGAGGGACTCGTACGCCATAGCCTTCTCCTTGTTTACCTCGCGGCCCAGCTATCGACCGAGAGGGCGGCCGCGAAGCGAGTTGTCGCTTCTTTGACGGCCCCGCTCACCTTATTCATTCCCCGTAAATGAAGCGGCGGTGATCACATCATAGCACATTGACCACAAAAAACCAAAATGGTCATTTTGGTCTACAACGGCTCGATTACGTCGCTCTTTGCCGGCTCGGCGACCATCTCGTCCGCCGGATAGAGCTGCAGCATCGCCCGCGCGGCGTCGACGTTCTTCGTGCGCAGCCACTCGTCGTAGTCAGCCGGCCGCAGGATCACGACCGACCGCTTCTCGTCGCCGAGCCGGTGCATGTGTTTCATGACCGGATGCTCGTCGGCGTTCACGGTCAGCATCGCCATCGCGAGCGTCTCGGCGCCGTCCGGCTCCTTCCACGCGCGCCAGACGCCCGCGACGCAATACGGCTGCCAGTCGCCAACGCCGATGCGGTAGCGCACGTGCTTCCCCGTCTCCCAGTTCGGCTCGTAGATCCAGCGGGCCGGAATCAGGCAGCGCTGGCCGGCGCGCCAGGCCGTCCGGTACGCAGGCTTCTCGCCGACCGTCTCCGCGCGGGCATTCACGGTCAAGTACTTCTTGCCCTGCGGCTGGTGGTCCTTGGGGATCATGCCGAAGTTCGCGATCACGGTCTCCGCGGCGTCTCCGTCGGCGCGCACGATCGGCGCCGCGTAATCCGGCCAGATCTCCGGCTCCCACGGCGTCCGCTTCCAAAGATCTATCAGGCCGAGCCGCAGCTCGCTGAAGCCCGGATCCTCGTCCGGCGCGCGGTAGTTCGTGCACATCGTCAGCTCCCCATTTTTGAGACTTGACGAGAGCAGCTTACCGCGCGATAAACTGTACATCTATACAGTGCTTGTTTTGTATTATGAAACCCCGCTGGGCGTACATCTGGGAGTACACGGACGTCGATACCGGCGAGCGCCGACGCACGTTATATGCCGTTCACCGCCGGTGAGGTCGTCTCGTATATCGGCCGGCTGATCCCCGACGCCGATGCGCGGCCGCTCGAAGAAACAAAGGTCGACCGGAACGTGGTGCCGCTCAAGGACCCGTTCGTCAAACGCGCACCCACGATGCCCGCCTTCGACGCGCCGAGCGAAACGGAACTGCGTGCGATGTGGCTCACGCATCGCGATCCCGAAGTACGCCGCCTGATCCTCGAAATCGTGATGCTCCGGAAATCACTTCAGAAGGTCATGGACTGGTGGGAAATGTGGGATCAAGCCGCCAAGGACAAGGGAGACCTGGGTGGCCCCCACGGACCGTTCCATCGGTTGCTGCACCTGCTGCGAGACGAGATGCGGCGCGCCGGGCTCTACTGAAGATGCCGCGCGCTCACTGGCAGCCGGGCGTCGCTGGCCGCACGGCGCACGCCCATCCCTGCACCGCCTTCAGTTTGTCGATCTCGCGCTGGTCGTCGCCGGCGACGGCGAAAACGCGTTCCGCAGTCGCTGGGTCGACGTCTGCGACGGCGGCGGCACCATCGCCCACGCCGGCGGTGCCGGCAGCTCCGGGCAGACCGTCGGAACCGGCTGCAGTGCAGTTCCGGACGGCGACGCGCAGCCGGTCAGTGCCAGCAGCGAGAGCAGCGCGCACGCTGCGATTTTCGGCTTCATGGTCGGTTCGCTCCTTCGTGAGTTGTGCGTCGACGGCCGCCACCTGTGAGGCGGCCTCATCGTGGGCGGCGATCGCGCGCTGTTCCGCGGCGAGCGCCGCCCGCGAGATCGCCGCCAGGTCACCGGCATGCCGCTGCGCGTCCGCCGCGCGCGCGGCCTGCTCGTCGGCAAGCCGGCGCGCGCCGATCAGGTGCTCGACGCCAGCGCCGGCCGCCGCGCCAAGCAACGCGGCCAGCAGATACGGCCATGCGGATTTCAGAAAGATCATTTCGGCTCCTTTGCGTGCAGCTGCTTGAGCTCGTCCGGCGAGTAGACGAAGTCCGGCAGCAGGAACGCCTGCACGCTCCAAACCGGGTCGCTTTCCTCATGCCGGCCGTGATCCTTGCCGCGGTGGTGCAGCGCGCACAGCAGCAGCTGGTTGTAGGTCGAGTCGACGAACGTCTCGGGCTGCGCCGGATCGAACGCCTCCCAGTCGAAGCCCTGCGTCAGCCTGATCACATCCCAGACCGGGTGTTGCCGCGGGATCGGCACGATGCGCTGCAGCTTGTGGCTGAACATCGTGTCGACCTGGTTCGTTGCGACGTCGCGGATCCACTTCCAGTCGATCGCGTGCGAGAACGCCCACTCGAAGAACCGGTGATGCGACTCGACCGCTTGGTCGTCGCCGCACACCGCGCACACGTAGCCGCCCTCCTTCTTCATCGCGCGCTTGCTCGCGCGGAAGGTCGCCGACTCGGCGCGAGGTGCGTGATCCGGGTAGAACACGTCTTCCGCCAGCGTGCGGCGCGTCTCGTGAGATTTCGTAGCCGTCATAGGTCGCGCTCGCAGAGTGCGCGCTCCTCGGCGCGCCGTTTCACCAGGCCGGGCAGCATGCGCCCGTCCGAATAGACCCACTGCGGCCGGCGCGCGTCCGACTGGTTCATCGCGCGGCATGCGCCGCGCCAGTCGCCGGCGTTGAAGCGCTTCGCCGTCGCGCTGCCGCAGTACGCCGACGTGCCGACGTTGTAGGCGAAGCTCACCGCGGCCGCGAGCTGGTACGTATGCCCCTTCAGGCCCGGCGTGCACTTCAGCACCGGCTCGGCGTGCGCGATCAGCTGCCGCTCGAGCGACTCGCGGCACTCCGTCTCGCTGTACCGCTGGCCAATGACGACGTTCGTCGTGTCGCCCATGCACTTCGTCGGGATGCCGACCGGGTCGAGGTAGCCGACCAGCTTCGTCCCCTCGAACTTCGGGACGATGGAAACAAGAAGGGCTGCCGCAGCAGCCCCCACAACACCCACCAGCGTCTTCTTCGGCACGTTAGCCATCGAGCAACTCCCTCTTCCCCTTGTTCTTGATCAGGTAGTACGCCTGCAGCCCGATGTAGCCGAGCGTCGCCAGCGCGACGTACCAGTTGATGTCGTGGCTCGTGAGCCACAACCAGAAATTGCCGAGCACCGCCGGTGATGCTTTCGCCGCGCTCGCAACGACGTCGCTCTTCATCAATTCTCCGAAAATGAAAGAGCCGCCCGTAGGCGGCTCAATTGAATGGGTGCACTTCGGTTAGGTCGGGTTCGCCCATGCGATCGCCTGGACCGCCGAAACCGAAGTCGCGGCATTTACCTGTCCGGTCAACGTGACAAGCTGCGACTGGCACTTGTTGAGCCACGCAGCGAAAGCCGCCACGACAGCTTGCGCCTGCGCTTGCGTGTGCGCCTTAAACGCCCATACGCCGCCCGACGCGCACCAGAGCAGACCGCCCGATGAACAGTTTGCGACTGAGTTTTGATTCGTCTGGTCGGTGATCGTGCTCGGGTAGCTGTATGCCGAGCCGAGTGCGCTCGACGTGAATCCAGACGCAATCGCATTTGCGCACAACTGGTAGAGCGATGTGGCCTGCACCGCCTGCGCCGCCGCGAGCAGTTGCGAGGCGGTCGGCGGCGGGACTTGCGCGAGCGCGCCGCTCACGATATGCCATTGCCCCGGCTGGCTGATACACGTCTGCCACTGCGCTTGCGTGATCTGAATGACGTTCGTGACGCCGGACGGAATCGGGCTGTCGACGCTGTCGTAGAACGCGGTGATATTGCCTTGCGCGTCGAATGCTGCGAATTTTTGTCCCATAGATTTCCTTTAATGGCCGATCGCAAACCACTGACAAGTCATGTTGCCCGCCGTGTAGTTCGACATCCAACTGAATCCGGATGCCGTCATAGCAGGGCTCTGCGCGATGACAATGACCACGCTCGACGATGCGCCGACGTGTGTCGCATAGACTGTCCACGGCCCGTTAGGAAACGCGATCGGAAACGTGACCGCGTTGGTTTGTGACGTGCTCGTGTTGTTCGCCGTATTGGCGCCCCACTGCACAATCAATCCGCTCGGCAGCTTTTGATAGCCGCTCCCGCCAAGCGACGAACCGAAATCCCCGAGCGACAGGCGCAACGCTGCCGATCCACCGACTAGCACCCAATAGGTGCCGTCCGACACGAATTTCGCCGTATCGCCGTTGTTCAACACGCACGTCGACAACGATACAAGCGAACCGGTCATCATCTTGTCGGCCCCTGCCGTCGAAACCGTCGCGGCGTTTACCGTCGCGAGAAATTCAAACGTAGCGCCGGGCTGGACCGACGAAAGCGCCGGAAGGGCGTAAATCGTCGACGCGACTTCGAGCGTATAGGCGCCTCCTGCTTGCGATGCTGCGAAAGTGGCATTTGCAGCAGATTGAATGCGCACACCAGTCTGCATGTTGCCGAGCGCGCGCTGCACGAAAGCCGTCGTCGCCAGCTTCGTGCTGTTGTCGAACTGCGGGGCCGTGATGCCCGCCGCACTGATGGCGGACTTCAGGTTGGCCTCGAGAGTGGCAATCGTTCCGTCATCTACTGCGCTCTGCCCCGTCTGATCGACGATGAACTGCGCGAGAACTGCGGCCATGATGCTCGACTGGCGCCAGACCTTGTTGAGCTGAGCCGACTGCGCGGTTCCGGATTGGAAGCCAGTCAGGCGGGCTGCGAGCGCAGCGTAAGTGGGCTGATCGATGACGTTCGCGGCACCGCCGCCACCGAACGGGAGAAAGTCGTTGGTTCCCATCAATGCTCCGAGCAAATAAAAAAGCCGCCCGAAGGCGGCGCAAAGCGTGAAATGCATTGGGTGGATCAGACCGGCTTTCCCCAGGCGCCGGCATCGAAGCCAGCCACATACGGGCCGGACATGTCGAAGCCGAACATCGGGGCGCCGTCGACAGTCGTGACGATCGTGTAGTTGACGCGGACGCCCTCGGGCTTCAGCGGGATGTAGCCACCGGCTAGCAGCGCGAGGAACACCGCGGACGGCACCTTTCCGGAGATCCCGATCGTCATCGACATGTCCTGGTGGTCCTCGATGAACACGTGCGTGTCGGCGCCGAAGATGCTGTTCAGGATCGCCGCCGACTGCTCGAGCGTCCCGTCCCAGTGGTTCGCTCCGATCTTGGCGCGAATGACCAAGCGGTACGTGTCATCGTCGAGAACGGTCAACCCAGTATCGGGATCGAACGGCCCCTTCCAGATCCCCTGATCGAAACCGAGCCCGTCGATGTCGAACGAGAAGTAGATCCCCGTCAGTGGTATGCGGATCCTTCGCGACGCGCCCACCCATAACCCGACCGCATCGAGTTGATCGCCGACGGCGACGTCCAGGTCGAACTTGCCGGGCATGCTCGCGAGCAGATTCATCTGGTCGACGAGCGGCTGCACAACGGCAGCCACGGTCGCCGCGAATCGCGGCTTGTCGCGGTGCTCCGACGTGATCAGCGCGGTGTAGTCGGAAATAGATGCCGTCATAGCAGGTACCCTTGAGACTGCATCCAATCGATTGGGTCTCTTGCGTGCTTCCGCTGATTGCAGGTAGGGCAAAGCAACTGGAGATTCAACCGATCATTACTGCCACCACGAGCCAACGGAACTACGTGGTCGACGTGATAATTCTTTCTGATGTCGCACTTGCAGCAAGCACATCGTCCCTTCTGCATAGTGAGAAGCGCCTTCACATCGTCCGCGGTGTGTGCCCCGCCAGATTCACGCTTTCTAGAGCGTCGCCTAGCTTCATTGGCTCGTCGAGTTTCTTTGTTTTCGGACTGCCACTGTTTTAGCTTGTCAGCATTATTTTTCCTGTACAGCGCCCTTCGTTCCGCAACCTTTTCGCGGTTTTTGTCGTCGTAGCGCTTGCTATATTCCCGCCTCTTGGCCGGGTTTCTTGCCGACCAGGACTCGCACACAGCGCGCCTTTTTTCAGGGTTCGCCGCTCGATACTTTTCTCCGGCCTTCCGATTGCACTCCTTGCAATGACGCTGTGTACCATCCTTGCGAGTGGAGTCCTTGCTGAACTGATCGAGTGGCTTTTCAACTTTGCATTTTGAGCAAGCCTTCATATCAGGTCACCACCAGCGTCACGCTCGCAGGCGTGCAAGACGCCGCTTCGTTGAACTGCAGCCCATAGTCGGGCGTGCCCGCGCCGCGCGGCCCGCTCAGCGTCAGTCCGGACAGCTTGAACGTCACGCCGCCGCCAACGCTGTTCGCCGCGGTGAGCGCATCCCCCCATTCCACGCTACCGGACAGGCCGCCGCCGATCTGCACGCCGTTCACATAGTCGGAGACCGCCTGCTGAATCTGCTGGCCGGTCTGCGTCGTGTAGCCTGCGAGCGCCTTGAGGTTGACGGTGGGCGTGATTGGCGCGGCCGTTGGGCGGAAGAAGCGAATCGTGATCGGGCGGCCGTAGATGTCCGCGACGACGATCGCCGTCGTGCCGTACGTGCCGGCCCCCGGCGTCTTCTTCGACGCGATCGCGTTGGCGATCGCCATCGCGTCGCCGCCCTCGACCACGAGGGAGATCGAATGCGATGGGATGCCGTTCGCATCCGTCGCGTTCGTGTCGTTCTCGTATGCGACGTAGCGCGTGACGCCGGCGACGTTCGCCGCCGCGCCGATGATCCCGTCGAGCACCGTCAGCGACGGGAGCGCCGTCGACACGGTCTGGCGCTGGCGCAAGGCTGCGTCGGATTCGACCGGCGCACCCGCCGCCGCATCCGCCGGGTTCGTCACCGTCTGCCAGCCGAACGCCGGCGTCGCAATCTGGTTGATCGTGCCGGCGCGCGCGGCGACGGCGCCGATCGTCGCGCACGTCGCCGTGACGGTGATCGTGCCGCTCGGCGGGATCGTCACGGTCGTCGGCAGCAGCCATTTCACGTCGTTGGCGTCCTTCGCCGCGCCGTTCGTGATCGTGGCGCCGGCCTGCCCGACGAGCACCAGATCGGCGCTCGAGTACGACGCGACCTTCCGCGCGATGCCGTTGATCTTCACGTTGCTCGACAACGCGGCGCCCTGGGCCGTGGCCGGGCTGAAGGACTGGTAGACCGCGATCGCGACCGAGTTCACGTCGTTGATCGCCTTGGCGAACACGCCGAGCAGCTGACCGTCCTGGCTGTCGGGCTCCAGATACGTATCCGCGCCGTAGATTGCCCGGAACTTGTCCTGCAGGAACGAGAACACGTCGGCGTACGTCGGCGCCGTGATGCCGTTCGCGTCGATGGTGGGTGCGAGGGTCGTGAGAGTCACAATGTCGCCTGTACCGTGGTGGTGCCGTAGATGGTGTTGATCGTCGCGGCGACCGTCAGCGTGCGTGTCTCCGGGTCAACCGAGCTCGAGTAGCTCGCGATCTCGGTCACGCCCTGCGTGCCGAGGATACGCTGGCGGATCGCCGCGTCGTAGGTCCCACCGGTGTACTTCCCGAGCACGTCAGTCGCCCACGGCATGCCGACCGTCATATCGATGAACCATTCGCCGCGCAGCAGGCGCAGGCGCGTCAGCACGGCCTGCGCGACCGTCTCCGGCGAGTTCACGAGAAAGTCGGCCGCGCCCCCGCCGAAGACGTAATCGCCGTCAGCGTCGAGTTTTCGGTACCGCATGGGAATCCTTAGTTCGGCGGGCTGGTATTGCTGCCCGCGCCGTTTTCTCGGTGGGTGTGCGTGTCGTCGACCCGCTTGCCGTTCGCCGTGATCTGGCCAATCACATTCAGGATGCCGTTGAACACCGCGGCGGCGCCGCTCGCCGCGCTGCCGATCATGCCGCCGACGAACGTCAGCAGGCCCGTGATCGTCACCGCTGCCGAGAACGTTGACAGCGGCGCGACTACGTCGAATCCGCCCGGCGCGACGATCTTGACCTTCTGCAGCGTCGGGTTCAGATCGATGTACGTCGCGCCGTCGTCGCTGCGCAGTTGCGTCGAGCTGCCGCTCACGCCGGCCAGCGCGCGCGGCCGCGACCGGTAGCCGAGCAGCACGAACCCGTCCGACAGGTCGTGCATGCGCAGCTCAGCCTGCTCCTGCACGCCGCCTGACTGCCACCAGGCGTCGATGCAGCGCGAGGCGAACACGACGAGGCACTCGTCGCCCGGCTTCACCGGAAAGGTCAGCGTACAATTTCCGCCAGCCGGGAACTGCACCGGGCAGTCGACCAGCAGCGGTAGCGCGATACTTGTGAGCGTCCCGTCCGAGGCGCGCGCCTGGACCTTCAGCGCAGGTTGGACGCTGCAGGTCTGCACGCCGCCGTCGAACGACTGGATCACGCCCGGCAATGCGGTCCAAATTTCCGAGCGTTGACCGCGCAACACTGCGCGCAGCGAGGCCAACGGGTCATCGACTCGCTCTTTTCTGTCCATGGGGAACCAATGAAAACAAGAATCCTACTTGCGCTTGCTTTTGCTCTGCCATGCGCAGCTCAAGCGTCCGAACCTACCATTCGGGTAGCCGACGGCCAAACCATAACCATCGTTGGGAAGATTGAAAGATCTGGAAATGCCTTCACGCTCAAACCTGATGAGTTCGTGGCCTACAAAGACAATCAGTCCTTCCAGACGATCTTCAAGATTTCAACCTCGTCCGAATCACTTCAGACGGCCCTGGGGCAATTCAACTCAAACTGGAAAGCTGATGCTGAATGCACCGTCCAGATTCAAGAATACGGCGATGCGGTTTGTGCTCTCGCGGCACTGAAACGGCACTCGGAAACCTATGCCGAGCCAGCTTACGAGCGAAAGAATCGACTCGCACGCGAGGCTGCATCCGCAAGAACGTTCGACACCTCAACCGTCGGGCAAACCGCCCTCACCATCACCGATCAGCGCACTGCAGGGTCCGTGATCCCGCGGTCGAAACTATTCTCCATTCTCTATCCAAATCTTCGATGCGATTTGCAGATCGCAAACGCACGAGATATGCGCAAAGCCGAATTCTTGTACGGGAACAGCATGGCAAATGGATGCTGGGCCATGGTCTTGAGCCCACTAAAGGACAAATTCGTGACGGTCACGAAGTACGGAAACACCGACTCGGGGTCGGTCATCAGCTATACGAAGGTGAAAATCCTCGCGGATGGATCGGCTCAGGTTATTGGCCCAGCCGAGTCGGACGCGGAGTATCAAAAACGGATCGATGATTACCAGCGAGCCACTCACTAGCCGTACGGCTTGATAACTCCCAGCTTTGGCGGAACAGCTCCTGACACACCCTGTTCCGCCTTGTTCAGAAGATCCGTATTGATCGGTGTGGCGTCGACAGCAAGACATATTGCCTCGGTGTACCACTCGTTTCCACGCGTGTCACCCCAGTGCTCGTTCGTCATGACGTAGTAGTAACCGTCGGTGTTGAACTTGTTCTGATATGACGTGTTGCGATTCGCAGCCTGCTGATCCAATGCCAAACTGTACTCGTACTGCTGCACGCTGGCGTTGTTCAGATGGATCAGGCGCCCGATCTTGATGCTTGGGTTCAACAGCATCTTCACCGAGATGCCGTTCTGGGTTTGCTCAGGCAGCCCCACCATGCCGGACTTGTAGTTGACGTCCGGAATGTCTCCCGGAACGTACGACGATTCCGGCACCATCTGCAACTTTCCGTCCTGAATTGACCATAGCATCTGCGTCGATCGCGCGACCGTCTCCAGATGATCGCGCGCCATCCCGAACATGACCTTGCCGCGAGGGAGCGGGCGCCCGCCGAGATCCGGCCGGTAGCCCTCGGTCACGCCGAACGTCCCCATCGCCGCGGTGCACACTTTCACATGGTCTTCCGGCGTCGAACCGGCAGCGAGCGTCGTGTTGACGATCGCGAAGTTGTACGCCATGTCGCCGTCGGCCGCTGTGATGTCGAGGTACGTGTCGGTCGGGCTCTCGCGTCCGCGGCGCACCTGAATCAGCGTACCGTCGAAGATGATCCCGTAGTTGCCCTCGTAGCCGGCCTGCAGCACAACGCGCGAGAACTCCGTCTCTACCTTCTGCGCCGTGTTGTCCGAGACGTTGTAGACGCGGATCCGCGCCGAATTCGGCGTCTGAAGGTCACCGCGCTGCACTCGGAACGTGAATCGCAAGCCGGACAGGTCGATGGCGTCGCCAGAATCCTGCCCGATGATCAACGAAGCCTTGCGGCCGAATTGCTTCGTACCCATCAGTCTGTAACCCAGAAAAGGTGAGATCCTATGCCGAGGTCATCGAACGTCGGAACGTCGTCAGGGCTTTCGGCACCCTGAACCCACAAACGGCCGGCAAAACCCAGATGTCTGTGTTGCACCAGCAGATCGACGCCCGTGACGAGCGGGATGCCGTTCACGAGCGGCGCGCCGCTGGCGTCCGCAATGTTGAGCACCCAGCTAGCGCTGCCGGCCGCCCGATACTGCACGGTCATCCGGTAGTCGACACCGCTCAACGTCACCGTGAAGCGCTGCGGCTGCGGAGACAGCGGGATTTCATAGACGCTCATACCCAAGTCTCCGGCGGGGCAGCGCCACCCGGCGCCGGTGTCGCAGGCGTCGCCGCCTTGACTCCTGCGTCCTGCGTCTCGGCCGTCGCGGCCGGATTCGCCTGGTTCTCCCGTGGTGGCAGCTTCGTTACCTGTGTCTCGACGATGACCACTTGCTTGCACGTCGCCGTGACCATCAGTGCGCCTGACGTCTTCACGTCCGTCACAACGGACAAGCTCTGCAGCAGCATGTTCGAGTACTTCCGGCGTGACGTGACGATGTCGAAGGGCTGGCGATCGCCCTGAAGCTTTAGCAGTTGGCTGTAGATGCCATCGATATAACTGCCCGACGTCATCGAGCCCGATCCATCGCTCACGAATGGCTTGATTGTGGAGCCGAGCAACGCCGAGTAATCAGCGTTGCTCCAGCCGCACTGGATCACAACCTCACGTGGCTTTTGGTACGCGTGATCGTTTACAGGCGCGCCTTTCTCGACTGGATGCTCGCTGATTACAAGCTCGTCGCTATACCGCTCTTCGATGGTCGCCGAAATCGAGATGTCTCCGAGCTTCTTGGTCGCGAGCAGGATCATGTCAAGACCGAGGTTCACGTCCACGCCCCCTGCATATTCCGTAGCAGCCCGTCGCTCACGCCATGCTGCTCCCTTGCGACAGCACGCGCGGTCGCATTCGGATCAGACGTCCCAGTTACGTGAATCTTCACGTCCTGTTTGACCTCGACCGACCGAGCGCCGGCGCCGGCAGTCACGGCCGCCGGCCGCTGATACGTCGCACGAGCGTTGTTCAACGCCGCCTCCGCCTCTGCCCTGCTGATGCTCGCGCGATTGTTTCCCTTGCCGGCGTAATAACTGCGACCTGTTTCGGGATCTGCCACGCTCGCCCATTCACGAGACATTGCGCGCAACGCAGCCAGCACATCGTCGCTGCGGCCTTCGATGTAATCCGCGATCGCGCGCCGCTTGTTGCGCACCAGGTACTCGCTGAAGATCCGGTCCTGCAGCTTCCGGTCGAACATCTCGCTGCCGTTCAGCTTCATCGCGCTCGCCGCTTCGGACAATGTGCCCCCGATGATCTGGTAGCGACCGGCCGCATTGAACTGGCCGGCGCGCTGCGCCGCCATGACCTGCGCGAGCGTCATGCCCTCGAGGTTCTCCGTCCCGGACCGGTATCCGCCGCGCGCACCGCGGTTCACGCTGTTGTAGTCGCCCTCTCCACGCGCGATCAGCCGGCCGAACGCCGTGTCGGCAAGCTGCGCCATCGTGCTGGCGACGCCGGCCGGCGCGCCCGCTGAAGCCGACGCCTGCGTGGCCGCCGTCGGCGCGCCGCGCGGTGCCGTCAATCTGGCGCCGCCGCCACCATCCTTCCTAACGCTGTCGAGTTCTTCCTGCGTGTAACCGCCTGTCGCGTCGAGCCCGCGCCGATCCTTTCCGGTCAGCACGTCCCACAGTGAGCGGAACCGCCCGCCACTCGCGTTCGTGAGTTGCTTGTCGTACCAGTCTCGAATCGAGTCGCCAATCTTCCAGCCAGCGAACGCTGCGCCGACTGCCGCAGCTGCGGTCGCCAAGCTGCCGAGCACCGGCAGCAGACCGCCGCCAGCCGCTGTCGCCGTCGTCGTTGCGGTACCGGCCGCGCGCAGTGCCGCCACCATTTCCCAGATCCCCTTAGCGATCCGGAACACGCCAAGCGCCTTGAGCGCGACGGCAAGCAGCAGGATCTTCGTCGACCAGCCGTCGGTGCCACGATCGAGCTCGACGAACTTGTCTGCCAGCCATACCAACGGCGGCCCCATCACCGCGGCCGCCTTCAGCACTGCGTTCGCGACGTCGGCGATTCGATTCGCGATCTGCTCACCATGCTCGTCCATCCACCGCTGGAATCGATCGAGCTGCGGCCCGATCTTCTGCAGCATCGCGCCTTCGACGCGGATGCCGAGATTCTCGAACGTCGTGCCGAGCCCGCGCAGCTGCGTCATGAAGCGGTGCGAGTCGTCGGCCGCCTTGTCCAGGCCGGTCGTCTTCGACATCTCGCGGTACTGCTTCAGGAGCTTCTCGAAGTCCCCGTTGCGCATCGCGAGCATCAGGTTCTCGTCGATGCCGAGGATGTTCCCGTACTGAGTCGCGAGCCACGTCGGCTTCTTCGCCAACGCGCCGCCGAGGTCCGACATGATGTCGACCGTATCGCGTAGCTCGCCGTTGGCATTGCGCGTCTGCACGCCGAGCGTCGCGAGATAGCCCTCGCCGGCCGGGTTGTTGCGCAGGAAGCGCGCGAGGTTCTCAATCGTGCCGGTCGCCGCCTCGGCCGAGACGCCCATGTTCCTCGCGGCGAACTCGAACCCGCGCAGGCTGGTCGCCGACGCTCCGGTGCGCTGCGCCACGAAGTACAGGCGCTCGAGCTTCGACGCGAACGCCGCGACGCCGGCGCTGACGGTCAGTGCCGCGCCGGAGATCGTCGTGATGAGTTGCTTGACGCCCTTGGTGGTGTCCTCGACGCCTTCCTTGAACTTCTTCAGGCCCTTCTCGTCGACCTTGAAACCGAGCGCGACCAGGAATTCGCGGATGACGACGGAATCAGCCATTTTCTCTTTCCATCTTGCGGCGGAACGCCGCTTCGTTGTCTGCCCGGACGGCGAGGGAGTCGTTCATCAGCGCGACGTCGGCGAGGCCGAGCGTTCCATCGAGCAACGACTCGTACCGGCACATCTGCGCGTGCACCGGCGCGAGCAGCCAGTCCTCGCCGCCGGGCAGCGTGCGGATCCAGCCTAGATCGCCGCCGGGCTGCTCGCTTGGCTGGTAAGCAGCCCGCTGATAAAAGGACCCAGGTTCGCCACCACGACGCGCACGACGAGCGGCAGCATGACGTCGATGCCGATGTCGTCGAACATCGACGTCTTGTGCGCTGCAGACCACACCTTCGCCCAGCCCCCGCCCTGCCACCGTTCGACGACGGACAGGCACGTGCCGAACACGTACTCGGCGTCCTCGTCCTTCAGGGCTGCCAGCGCATCGGCAAACGGCTGAAGCACCGGCGCGATTGCATCGACGATCGGGAGGATGTCGCGCTTCGCGTCGGGCGTGGTTGCGCCGGGTTCGGCAGCCGGTTCGGCCGCCGTCGTGCCGGCGGCCAGAGCCGCGAGTGCGCTGTTCGCGCGCGCTTGTTCGCGCGCGACGTCGGCCTGCTCGAGCTCTGCGTAGAACTTCATCAGGACCGGAATCATCGGCGGGATGATCGGCGCGATGCGCCGCGACACGTGGAACTGCTGCATCGCGCTCAGCTTGCCGATCGCGTACCGCGCGCCGTTGAGTTCGATTTCAGTCGCCATGGTCAGTACTTCCCGAGAATGCCGTCGATCTTGATCGCGTCGAAGACCCATTCGAGGATGTCGCCTTCCTTCGCATACTTGATGTCCGGCACTTTTTTGAACGCGCAGCTGCGTGCGGTATGGAGATCGCCGGCCGCCGATTGCCCGACCTCGATCAGGTTCTTGCCCCACAGTCGGCTGTCGAGCTGCTGCGCGTCATACAGCGCCATCAGCTTCGCGTTGATCGGTGCCGTCTTGAGATAGCGCAGCGTGACCTGCCCGGACTTGTCGGCGTGCAAACTGTGCATGCCCTCGCCGTCGGAGCCGACCGTCATCGTGTTCTTGTCGCCGGCTCGCACGAGCGTGATGCCTTCTTCCGCGGTCGCTTCGCCGTAGCCGAGCGAAAACGCGCCGCCCGGGCCGACGATCGTCGCGGTGACGTCCTGAAAGCTATAAGTCGCCATGTTGAGATGCCTCTGTTAGCGGTTGACGTTGACGAGGATGTCGACGCCATGGATAGCGCCGGCTTCCTTCGCCGCGACTTGGAACGTGACGGACTTGCGCGCCTCGCGGTCGGCCTGCGACTGCGTCGCGATCGGCGGTGCATAGACGTAGTAGCCCTTCGCCAGCGTGTCGCCTTGATTCAGCGCACCGAAGCCGGCCGAGTTCCAGACGCCGGGCGCGAGGTAGCCGTTGGTCACCGCTGCCTCGCAGGCCGCCGAGATCGTCGCCGCGATAAGCGCGTTGCCGGCGTCCGTCTGCGGGACCTTCGTCGGGCTCTGATACAGCAGGTTGTAGACGTCCGTCTCGATGCGGTTCCGGAACCAGATCGCGTTGTAGACGGAGTCGGCGAACAACCCACTCGGCGTCACGCCGTACTGGATGATCGACGTGTCGTTGCTATAGTTGACGAAGACGTTGCAGTTCTTCGCCTGCAGCGTATTGGCCTGCGTGCTGGTGAGCTGCTCGGCCGCGACGCTTGGCTCCTGCTTGAACATGAGCGTGATCGTCGTGTTGTTGCCGTTGAAGTTCACCGTCAGCAGGCGGCCGAGCAGCGACGACACAGCGTACGGCGTCGCGCTCGAGTACTGCACGATCGTGTACTTCAGCTTCAACGCCTTCAGCTTGCTCGCGATGTCGGTCGACACGGTCGAGTCGAGCACCTGCGGGTTCTGCGTCGTGATGCCGTAGAGATGCCGCTGGTCGGCCTCGATGAGGTTCGCGACGGCGATGTGCTGAACGTCCGTGATCGACGCGTCGGCGAAATCGAGGCCGAGGAACTGGTTCGCGAAGCGATCGAGGAACAGCGCGGCGGCTTCGACCGGTTGCTCGGGTGCGATGCCGTCCGCCGGCATGCCAGCTAGGCTGCTCGTCAGGCCGAGCATCGCCGAGATATCGGTACCGGTGCCCGGCGCCGTCGCATAGCCGACCTTCGAATTCGTGCCGGTCGTGTTCGACGTCACGACGAACTGCGAACCGGTCCAGGCGATAGTCGCGCCCGTCAGCTTGGCGTTGATCACCGTCGCCACGCCGTTCAGGTTCGTCTGTGCCGAGAAGTCGAGCCCCGTGACCGACTTCGCCGCGCCGTCGACCGTGATGCTGAACGCGCCGGTCGTGACCGCATCCCACACCGCGATGTCCTGCTGCGCAGCCGACAGCACGCCGCCGCGCAGCGAGCCGGCCGTTGCCGTCTTCGCCCACCGACCGATCAACAGCGACTTCGGCTGCGGCACCTGGTTGAAATACAGCGCGGCTGCGTAGTACTCCGGCGTGTTCGTGCCGAAGTCAGGCGTCACCTCATCGATGCCGCCGTACGAGCGCGCGCGCTCGTTGGTATCGATGATGGGCGACGGGCCGAGAATCAGCCCGGTGTTCATGTTCGCGCCCTGCGCCGCCAACGCGGCGAGGTTGATCATCACGTTGATCAGACGCGATACCGGCAATCCGTTGGACATGCTGGTCCCCTACGAGTGGATGTTCGAAACGCCGGCCACCGGCGTCGACGAGTCGGTCGTCGTCGCCACGGTGGCCGATTTGAGGTTGAAGACCGCGTAGGTCCGGGTGATCTTGCGGCGCAGCGTCACGGTCATGTCGTAGCGCCGCACCCACTGCTGGTTCACGAAGTCCGGCACCCCGCGGATCGGCCCCACGCCGACGAAAGCCATGTCGTCCTTCTGGAGCTGCTCGCGGTTCTGCGGGATCGCGAGACCGTCGGCGAGCCGCTGCGCGTAACCCTTCGCGCGCGGCCCGTAGAACGTGCACGGGACGTCAATGTCCTGATGCCGGATGTACGTGTCGTGGCCTTCACCGGTGCCGTCGTGCTGGATCGCCGGCCCAGCATCCGGCTCCTGCTCCTGAACGCCGAACGCGCACCAGTCGACGGACGGCTCGGGTTGCTTCGGGACGGTCGGCTGCCAGCGCGGCCGCACGAGGTCGCCGGGCAGCGCAGTGACGCCTGCGATCAGGTCGTGGACCAGATCGTCGAGTTCGTCGTCCTCGACCAGCGGCACATCGTCGGATGGCGCGAGGTATCCGCCGGTCGAGCTGTCGGTCATGACGCCCCCGAGAGAGGTTTAATGTCGCACGTCGCGCAGACGAAGCCCTGGCCGAAGTGCGAGTAGTTGTTCACGTTGACGACGGTGTACGTGACGCCAGCCCAGACCACCTCGTCGGCGTCACCGCCGAGGGCGCCGTCGCGGAGCCGGAATCGCGTGTGCAGGGTGATCGAACCGATGATCCGGCTGCCGTCGGCGTTCCGGTGCAGGATGTCGCCTTTGTCGCTCGTCACGACGGCCGAGAATGGCGTCGCCGAGACGGCGTTGTGACCGCGCCCGCGCCCATCCATCGCCTGCGTCATGCGGTTGCAGATCAGGCCCATGTCCATGAAGTCGGGATCGAGCAGGACGTCGGTGACGTCGAGGAAGGCCATTGCTGGCTCCAATGCAAAAGGGCCGCGCGAGGCGGCCCTTGGGATAGGGAAAGCTGGGGTACTACTTCTTGCGGACCACGTACGTGATCGAGTTGCGGTACTGGGCGGTATCGACCAGCGTGTTCTCGCGCATGACGCCGCGGCGCCGGCGCGCGGCCAGCGTCGAGTCAGCGAGCTTGGGCTGGATGTTGCTGTTGATCTTCGCGCGCACCGAGTTCTGCCCGACGAGGCCGGCGCGGTTCAGGCTTCGATCGACCTTCTCGAGGTCGCCGTCGAGCGCTGCCTCGACGCCCTTCTGCAGGTGTGGCTCGAACTTCGGCCGCGCGTCCTGCACGCCGGGCACCAGGTGCGGGCGCGCCGGTATGTTGTTCGCCGGCGAGCCGTTCTCCAGGATGTAGCCGATCTCGGCGTTGCTCAGCGGCTCACCCTGGTCCTTTCGGCCCGCAGTGCTGTCGGGCACGCCGACGAGCACTTCTTTCTGCACGAGCCCGCTGATCGACTTCAGGATCTCGTCGAGGCGGTCGAATGTCATGCCCATGGGGTTCTCCCGATGAGCAGCGACGGCATCACAACTGCATGCCGCCCGAGCCCATCATCTGCGCGAGGCTGAGATAGCGAACGCCGTACATCGTGCCGTTCCAGAATCCGCCGTCCCTGATCGCTACTGCTGCGGTGTCGTAGCTGGCGCTGACCTTGTCGACGCCCTTCGACGACTGCGGCCCGGTCACCTGACCGGGCATGCCGCCGATGGCCGCCGTTTTCTGGTCCTTGACGGCCAGCGCGATGTGGTGCGCGGTGACCAGCCCGACGCCGACGTCTGTCAGCTCCATCCACCGTGTCGGATTGACGAGCGAGACTGCCACGGTCATCCAGAACTGGACGAGCGAGTCGGGGTATGTCGTCGCGTCGAACTCGGGGAAGGATTGGCGGAACTGCGCAATATCCACTGGTCACCTCATCGAATGGGCGGGTGCCCGGCGCGCGCCGATGCGGCGCGTCGCCGGGAGGCCATTATGCCTTCTTCCCGTTTCCGGACTTCTGCCCGGCGCCATCCGACGCAGTGTCCTTGGCCGCATCCTTCTGCGACGCCTCGAATGCGGCGACGCGCGCGGCGAGATCCTGCTCGCCCGACGCAACCTTGGCTTCGCGTCCGTCGAGCGCTGCCGCGCGCTCGTCGAGCCCCTTGCCGAATACCTCGAGCTCGGCGCGAAGCTTCTCCAGGCGATCCGACTCCGCCTGCAGCTCGGCCTTCGCCGTCGCGATCGACGCGGATTCGGCCGCAGCATGGGCCACCGCATCGTCATCGGTCACCTGCGCTTCGGGGACGCCGGCCGGCATCGGACCGATGTGCGCCTTCGCGTACCAGTGCTCGGCAATGAAGTCCTCGACATGCTGCACGCCGGCCTGGATGTGACGCACGATTTCCTGCCCTTCGTGCTCCAGGCGGATGGTGAAAGCCTTCAGAACGTTGACCTGTTCCATATCAGATGCCGTCCCGGTAAGCGGCCGTCGTGCCGTAGCGCCACTCGACGCGACCGATACGCGACCAGTAAGTCGTGATCTGGAACAGCGAGCGGTACTCGAGCGGCGTGCGCTGCAGATCCGTCATCGGGAACTGGACATACTTCTTGTCGCTGTTGTACGCGACCATCCGGTCCACGGTGCCGAGCTGACCTTGCGTGCCGCCGGCGCCCGCGCCGATCAGCCACTTCAGCTCGAGGATTTCCAGCGGCGTGCCCTGCTGCGTGCAAATGTTGTTCTCGAGCAGGTACGTCAGGATCGACTTGCTGCCGGCCGTGCTGATGAGGCGTGCTGCAATGCCGCCGAGCGTGGCCGGGGGCAGCATCAGGCGGTTCGGCTTCACCTTCCAGCCGGAGGCTTGCCAGGCTGACGTCAGGATCTCGTTGACGTCCTTCAGAATTTCGTCCGGCGTCTTCGTGTTCCACTGCGGCGTGCCGCCCGCGCCGTTGGCAACGTTCGACACGCTACCGACAGCACCGGTCGAGTTCACCAGACCGGTGAAGTTCATCTGCGGATCGCCGTAGTAGACGATCTGGTCGAGGTCCATGTTGCGCTTCATGTTCATCGCCTCGACCTTCTGCGAGTCGATGGGCATGCCGAGCGCTTGCGACTTCACGAGCTCGGGCACCGTGTACTTGACCTCGGCACCCCAGAGCAGCATCGGCTGTGCGGTCTTGCCGATGTCGACCGACGGGCCCGCCAGCGCGTTGCCCTCGTTCGAAATCCAGTTCAGACCGTTCGGGTTGATGCCGCCGCTCATCCCGAACGCCGAGTTCGTGAACGACGCGACTTCGTCCGCCGCCGACACGTCGCTGCGGATGAAGATGTCGCGCGACCAGGTGTACTCGACGAGCGGCTCGTTCAGCGTCGGGTCGAGGCGTTCGAGCTGGCCGACGAGGAACGCGCCCGTCGAGTCGATCGTCGCGCGATCGTAGGTGTACTGCTGGTCCTGCGTGCGCGCGCGGATCAGTCGGCGCGTCGCGTCCGCGACGGCCGCCGACATCGGGATCGACGCCCCGGCCCGGCGCAGGTGCTTCAGTTCGGACATGTCCATGTAATGGCTCCAGAAATGCAAAAGCCCCGCGGTTGCGGGGCTTCGGGTGAAGCGCTGTTCAGCGCCGGATCAGATGTTGACGGCGATTTCGGTGATGCCGTACGAGTCGGCCGGGCCGGTGAAATACCAGTTCGACGGCATCGCGATGGTATTCGCGCCATCGGCCGCGGCCTCGAAACCACCGAGCGGCTTGCCGGCGGCTGCCGCAGCGACGCGCACGTACACCGTGCCGTTCTTCGTCGCCGGCGCGGTACCGCCAAGCGCGGCGTCGAAGTAGCCGCGCTTCAGGATGTCGGTCGGACCGCTCGTCGGCGGCGTCGACGTGCCGAGCGGATCCGTGCCATTGCCCTGGACCGGGTACGCGCGCAGGTTCACGCCGTAGACGCTCGCCACGGTGTCGGCCGCATTGTTGATCGGCTGGATCTTGCCGTTCACCATCTTCACCGGCACACCGAACGCCGTCGGCGGTGCGGCCGGGTCGATCAGCTGCGTCTCGATCGTCGCGACTTCGGCGCGCTGGAGATCGCCGGGGAAACCCGCCGGCATGCGGAATTGATAGGCTTGATACGAGGGCATGTCGGCTCCTTACTTGCGGTTCTTCCAGAATTCCGCGTGGACTTCGTTGATGTCTTTCCGCGCAGCCTGAGCGGAGTCGCTCGTCCGGCGCTGCAGCACGCCAGAGTTCTTGCCGCGCACCAGTTCGGAAGCCGCGTTGAAGAACGCCTTAACCGCGTTGCACGGCATGCCCGAGATGTCCGCGCCGCCGGTCACGGCCTTGACCGCCTCGCCGTTCTCGTTGTCCATCGCAGCGAGCAGCGCACGACGGCGCAGGACGCAGATCGCGTCGACCGTCTTCTTGCGCGCGACCTTCGCGTCGAACGTCGGCAGACGGACGCCCGGGGCGAGAATCTCGGCGCGCGAGAGCGCGTCCTGGAACTCGTCGCGCAGCGCGGTGCTGTCGCCGGTCCTCGCTGCCTGCGGGTCGGCGTCCGGATCCGGATCGTTGTCGTGCGTCGGATCGCTCGGGTCTGCATCCGGATCCTCGTCGCCCGTCGCGGTACCACCCTCGAGCTTCGTCACGCGCGCGGCGACGGCATCGATCTTGCCGTCCACGGCCTTGATTGCGTCGAGCACCTTCGTCAGCGGATCGTCGGCACCGCCGCCGGCGCCGCCCGCGCCTTCGTCGCCGGTTGCCGTGGCGCCGGGTTTCGGATCGCCGGCCGCGCCGGGCATGTGGATGTGAATCTGGGGCTGGCCGTTGCCGCCTTCGCCCTCGCCTTCGTCGCCCGTCATCTCGTTCGCGACCTTCTCGAACGTGTCCGAGTCGCGCGTCATGAACGCCTTACGCAGCTTCTCGAGCAGCGTCGACTGCTTCTTGTTTGCCATGCTGGAATCTCCTGTCGGGAGTAGGTTGGAAGCGCTATCCCCGATGGAACACACGGGGCCGCAGCGGGCGTTTTTCACGAGGGCGACGTGGTTGCCCACGATCACCACCTGTCGCGCCCGCCCAGGCGCAATCTGCTCGTAATCGGCGTCGTAGCCGTTGCTGACCTGATCGAGCGCGTCGGCGCCCTCGCTTTGCACGCGGCGGATCGCCTCGGCATCGGTGATCAGCAGGTCGGCGAGCATCAGCTCGGACTGCGCGCCCTCACCGCGCCGCACGTTACGCACCGTGCCCCGCGCGACCGACATGTAGTTCGCGGGCGTGACGAAATCCGGCGGGTGATCGATCGTGATCGGCTTGCCCTCGAAGCTGGCAAGCGTCTCGGGGCTGAACAGCACGTCAGCGGTGCGCTCGGCGACGATCACGCCGTCCTTCGCCACGAGCTCGGGCAGCTCGAAGTAGGCGTAGTCCTGCGAGCCGACGCGCGCGATCGGTACGGCCTCGCAAAGCAGGAAGCCCTCGGGCGTGATCGATTGGCGCTCACCGAGCTGCTCGGCGGCGTAGACGCCCGACGCCGTGATGCCGTCGCGGGTATGCGCGCGAGCGCGCGGCGCGTGCGAGCCGCAGGTGCACGCTTGGTCAGTGGTGTAGATGCGCATGGATGGGGTGCCTCGCGCCTATTTCGCAGGAAACCGTTCGGCGATGATGGCGCTCAGTTCCTGCACCCATTCCACCGGGACGGGCAGGCCGGCATCGCTGTAACGCTCGATCGCGCCCAGAATGTCTTTCATGCGGCGTTCGTCGTGGATGTACTTCGGCACAAGGCCGAGGGGAGGTTTGGCGTGGTTCATATCAGTCCTCGGAAATGATCGGTTCGGCCCAGCAGCGGCAGTTCCAGATCTGTCCGGGGTGGAACCGCATGTACTTGCCGTTTTCCTCGAGCTCGGGCGGCTCGTCCCACGCGCAGACCTTGCCCTCCATCGCGCGATGGCCGGCGCGGACATCACTGTCGCCGCTGGTCCGCCAGATGTAGTGCGTGCTCCCCACGCTGCGCGCGCGGGCCTCGGTGAGCGACGTCGCGGCTCGCGAGACCTCGGTCCGCGCGATCAGGTCAGCGCGACTCTTCGCGACCTGGCCCGACTCCTGAATCGCCTTCGAGATCTGCGCCGCGCGCGTGCTGTCGACCATCCCCTCGATGGTCAGCCGGTGCACACGTTCAGCGGCCTCGAGCGGGATCGACTTGATCAGCGTCACCTGCTCGGCCATCAGCGCGCGCAGCGTCTCGCCGGTTGCCGCGTTCTGGATCTCGTCGCGCAGCGCGCGCGACATGTCGGCCGCCTGCTGCATCCACGCCTGCTCGTCGCGCCGGCTCAGGTCAGCCAGCATCCTCGCGGCGGTCGCCTCGGCCCACGGCGCGAGTGCCTCGGCGTACCGCCGCAGCAGCTCTTCGATCGTCGGCGCCCACTGCGGATCGCCCTGCGGGAAGCCGTTCACCAGCACGCCGACCTGCTCTGCGATCTTCCGCAGTTGGAGGCTGTACTGACGCTCGGGCCCGCTCAGGCGCACCGGGTTCTTGCGCCGGCCGCGCTTTCGGTCGAGGGTGAGCGTCATCGGCGTCGGAAAAACAACCTGCGGATCAGTGAATCGTTCGTGCGCGCGCCAGCGTCGGCAGTCGGTCCGGTCGGCAGCGCCATGTCGATCGCCGGCGGCTCGTCGCCCTTTTCGTCGCGCTCGGCCTGCTCGATCGCCTCGTCGGAGATGTCGCCGAACATGCCGGTATCGGGTGACGACGCCTTCAGCTCGCGCATGCCCTGGCTGCGAGGAATCAGGTCTGCGTCAACCGCCTTCGTCACCGAGTCGACCGTCTTGTTGCCGATCTCCGCCTTCTCGGCCGCCGACATCTCCTGCAGCGGGCGGAACTCGTACGCGAAGTCCTCGGGCAGCGGCTGGCCGATCTCCGAACGGCACATGACGTCGAGCAGGCCATGCAGCGGGTTGCGGAGCTTGCGCTCCTGCCGCGTATGGACCTTCTCGTGGTACTGCTTCATCTCGCCGTCGCCCGTCGAGCCGAGCCCGGCCGGCGACTGGCCAAAGAGGCGCGTCAGCGGGATGCCCGTTGCGCCACTCAGCTGCATCGCGAACTGGAGCATCACGTCCGACAGCCCGCTGAACGCGTACTGGTGCGTCTCGAACTTGTCGGTCGCGTCGATGAGCGAGATCCCCTCGTTCGACTGCCCGAGGCGGATCATCTCGACCTGCTTCAGCAGCCCAGCGAGCGCCGGGCCGCCGGCCGCGATGATCTCGCGCAGCTTCTCGACGCTGAGCGTGCGCAAATGCGCCTTGTAGACGAGCTGCCCCGCGCCGACCGTCGCGCTGTCGAACGCGACGAGGCGATCCCACATTGGCTCGAGGATCGACAAGCCCCATCCGTTCTCGCTGATCCGCTGGTAGAACGGCAGCGCTTCGCCATCCATGCGCAGTACGCGCGAATGGTGGATGCGCCCCTGCGGCAGCCCGATCGTCGACGGCAACACGTCGTAGTACTTCGGCATGCCCAGGTCCGGTCCGAACTCGGTGACGACCTCGCCGACCGGCGGTGCGACCATCCAGCGGTCGAGCACCAACAGCCCCTTGAACTGCCCGCGCCCGATCGTCTCGCGCCGAAGCGGCTGCGACATGTCCTGGCCGTCGATCAGCATCACGGCGATCGCACCGCCGTACAGTTGGGCCCACTTCCCGGTGTCGCAGAGCTGATCCCAGATTGCCTTGCGCGTGAGCGCCGTCTCCATCTTCGACACGTCGGTCGGATCGAGGCCGGACATCTCGATCCCCTTGCGGGTCATGTCCTCGGGGATCGCGTCCACCGCGGCGCGCACGATCCACGAACCGCGATAGGCGGCCTCCAACCAGACCCGGTTCCGGCTCTGGTACGTCAGCGTGTACTGCGACGCCGACGCCTGGTTGTCGGCACCCCATCCAAGCCGCGCCTGGAAGTTGGCGAACGAGTCGGTCGTGCGATGCGCGTGCTGCGTCGCGGCCGCGCGCGCGGGCCGTACCTGCTGTTTCTTTCGCGACATTCTGGGAAATCCTGTCGTGCTTAACCGGCGAGCCGCTCCCAGACCGACAGGTCTTTCGCGCCTCCCAGCATGTCGTTGATCGCGTCGACCATCGGATCAATCTGGTCGTCGTGCATGTGCGTGTCGTCGGCCGTGAACGAGTCGCACTCGGCCAAGAAATCGCTGACCCAGGGCGCGTCGAGCGGGACGCCGACGTTACCGACGTCGATGTGGCTGACGACGTCCATCACGCGCGTCAGCTTGTCCTTCACGCGCTCGATGCCCTCGATCGGGATGCCGCCTTCGGCCTGGATGTCCTGAATCAGCCCGGTGCCGCTGGACTTGTCCTCGACCTTCATCTGGCGAAGTACCGGCGCGCCCGGGTCATCGGCGCCGACCGCCGCGTGCTTGTTCCAGAAGTCGATCGCGCGCTGCTTGAGCTCGGGCGCCTTCCACTTCCCGCGGATCAGGTCGATCAGGTACACCCGGTTGTCGTAGCCGAGGCCCCAGCACTCGAACACGCTGTAGTCGTTGCGCTCGGCGGTCTTCTGCGCGGTGTCGGCGAAGATCTTCCGGTACTGCAGCTGCGGCAGCGCGCCGTAGCGCAGGAACTTGCCGCTCTGGATGATCCCGCCGCCCAGCGGCGACGGCCGCTGCATGTACTGCCCGTTGAAGACGTACGGATCGGCCTTCTCGGACGCCAGCAAGTCGTGCAGCGGCTCCTTGTACGGCCAGTAGCTGAATTGGCCGTCGTCGTCGCGCTCGTCGCTTTCGACCAGCGCGCGCACGTGCTCCGGCAGCTTCGCGACGTACTCGTCGGTGATCAGCGCCGGAATCTCGATGAACTCCCAGTCGCCGGGCAGCTTGCCGGACTTGATGAACCCGGTCGGGTCTTCCTCGGCGAGCCGCTGCATGATCACGATGATCGGCGTATCCGGATTCGCCTTCCGGCTCTTCACGGTCGACAGCAGCTTGCGGTTCGCCTTGTTGCGGTTCGTCTTGCTGTACGCGTCCTCGACCTTCAGCGGGTCGTCGATGATGATCGCGCCCTGCCAGCCGTCTGCCATGTGGCCGGCCCGGAAGCCGGTGATCTGGCCGCCGAGCGACACCGCGTAGACGCCGCCCGCCTTCTTCCCACCGACCAGAACGTTCCAGCGCTTCTTCGACTTCGCGTCGTCCGCGATCTCCAGAGGCCAGAGCGCCTGGTATTCGGCCGACGCGACGATGTCGCGCGCCGCCTCGCTGTTCAGCAGCGCCAGGTCGTCCGAGTACGAGATGTGCAAGAAACGTGCACGCGGGTTCAGCGCCAGCCCGCGCGCGATCAGGTTGATCGCGACGAGCTCGGTTTTCGACGAGCCCGGCGGCACGTTGATGACGACGTTCTTCAGCTTGCCGTCGATCACGCGCTGCACCGCGTCGGCGATCAGCACGTGGTGCCAGTTGACGCGGAACTTGATCGCCTGCCGGTGCTTGAAGAAGTACCGGCTGAAGAACAGGTGGTCGCGCTCGCACTTCGCCTTCAGGACGGCCCGCTCGATGGCGGGGTCAATACTCGTCTTCGAGCTTGGCGACGGCGGCTGCAACCTGCTGTTCATCGACGACGACCGTCCTATTCACGATTGGGCCGCCGTCCTCCCCGGTATGCTCGAGGCGACGCCGATTCGTGAACGCGTCGCCGGCTTCCTTCGCCGCCTGTTCGAGCAGCTGCGCCATCAACGGCAGGTTGCCGCGCTGCTCGGCGATGCCGACGGCGCGATCGAGCGCGCGCAGGCGCACCGCGCGGTGCGAGACGCCGATGCGCGAGGTGTCCTTCAGAAACTCCTCCCGCGTGCGCTCGAAGATCTCGCGGTACTTCTTGCTGAGCGTCGAGCCGGCGCGCTTCGTCGGGTCGTACCGCTCGCATTGCTGCGGCGACACCTCGACGCCGAATTCCTCGCGCACGGCCTTCGCGACGCGCGAGATCGTGTCGAAGCATGCGAGCGACTGGACGATGTACACCTTGATCGCGTCGGGAAGTGCTGCCATAGCGGGAAAACGTTCGGGTTACGCGGCCCGCAGGATGCAGGTGCCGCAGGCGCGCGCGATGTCGGCGTGGCCGACTTCAGGCGCGCGGCGGGCGGCGTCGACGAGCTTCGCCGTGTCGCCGGCCCCGCCGCCGACCCCGTACCGCCGGACGATGCCGACGAACTCCTCGACGTCGTGCCCGCGGATGCCAAGCTTCGGCAGGCCGCCCTTGGTGAACGCCGGCGCGCCGAAGTCGTCGAGGCGCTGGCCGATGTGGTACAGCTCGTGCTCGACGAGCGCGCACCATTCCAGGTCGCTGCACTCGCGCGCGTAGTGCGCGTCGAGCGTGATCAGAAAGGCCGGCACGCGGCCGAACCACTCGCAAAGCTGCTGCTCCTGCCGCGCGCGCTGCCAGCCGCCGGCGCGAATCATCACCTCTTCGCACTGGCCGACGACGCGGCGCATCTGGCGCACGTTCTCGACGCCCGCCCAGAGATAGGCGACGTCGGCGTCAACCAGGTGCTCATGGTCCGGGTTGTGCAGCGGCGCGCCGGCGCGCAGGAACGTCTCGGATACCCACTCCGCGACGCCATCGGCGGGCACGATGTGCCGGATCCAGTTCGACTCGTCAAATAGAATGTCGGGCGGCTTCTGACGACCTAGACTTGGCGATCGAGAAATCGAGGATCTCGTCCGATCTGTCATTGCATCCGCCTCATTGGAATTCTTTGCCAGTGCGCAAATGACAAGGCCCGCTTGCGCGGGCCGAAATTCACACTTTGATCAGCGTCGACTTGGATTCGCGAAGCAGACGGTAAATAAACTCACCGACCTCGCCTTCATCAGCTCGGTTCTGCTTTACGCTTATTTGGTGCCGAGCGGACCAGATGCGGCACAATTGCCGAACTTTAAGCACGGTGGCGGATTATGTGGGGGATGGTAAGGAGGATGCAGACCCCGTCGCCCGGGCTGTACCGGGTATTGCTGCCCTGAACCGGCGTTTCCCGAGTCGCCACCTGCGTCACTGTCGGGACAATATGCCGAGCTCTCGGGTACTCCGGGAGGTAGCACGACGATGCGGCCTCCCCCACAATCAACGTAGGTTGGTTCCTTTACGCCAGGCTTCGCAATAGGCTTTCCGTGTTGGGCTTCGGTTGCGAAAGGCACGACTCCTAATCCGAAGACCACAGTCATTAAAGCCAGTCCTAATATCCGCTGACAGTGCGTGGCTTTAACCGGTGCCGGTTGCGTTTCCAATTGGAATTCGCATCGCCCATTGGCCGCTCTTTCGAATGTCTCCATTTCGCAACTCACTAGAAAGCGCACTGCACGCAGACTCGGTTAGTTCCCTAGGTGCTGCACGAACACCGATTGAACCCCGACGAAGTCCATGGTTTCGCCCTGGCTGATTTTTAGATTTGAATTCAACTTCCGGAATGCAAGGGACATGCCATCTGCGTCTAGGCGTCGATTCAGGGCTGGTCGGAGCGGGCAAAAAGGCGGATTGGTGCGGCAAACTTCGAAATCGTTTCATCCCCGAAACACATGAGCGCGCTTGCGGCTATCGACCCACGAATTTTTCGGTCATTTGTCGCAGGGACATCAAGTTGTCGGATGTCGAGTGTTTGTTTCTATTGCGCTTCGAAGCGTTCCGCCCTTTGCGAACGGAGTTGCCCTCCGTGGTAACGACCGAAGTTGTTTCATTAGCGATATGCCGATGACACGGCGACGGCCCGATGCTGCGCTCGCGCCACCGCGAAACGCCAATTGTCTATTGATATAACTCCATCGTAATGACGAGGTGCAAACGAAAAAGCCCGCTTTCGCGGGCTTCGTTGCTTCGGACGCACGTACGACGTGTATCGAATATGGCGGATTATTGTGCATGCTCTGCAAAAAAGTCAAGCAACTTCGCTTGACCTCAACAATCCGATCTCGTCGAAGCGCCGTTCGATCACGGACCAAGCGAGCCCTTCGACTCCCCTCTCGCCCGTCTTCTTGTCGCCTTCGATCCAGAGGCGGACCGCCTTGTTGTGATTGCTCGCGGTGTTGCGGTGCGCGTCGCAGTCCTCGGCGATCTGCGACAGGTCGCACTTCACCCCGAACAGTCGCTCGATGATCGCCCGCCGCACGCGGAAGTGCGAGAAGCCCGAGCAATAGGCGGCGGACGCCTGCGTCAGCCACCCGATCGCCGCCTGCCACTCGAGGTTCGGCGTCCGGCCACTGCAGCACGCCGCGCCGCATGAGCACGGCAGATCGCGCGGCGCCGCGCGCGCGACGACCACGGACAGATGCAGTTCGGGCAGGTCCCAGAGATGCCGGCGGATCTGCCCGGCCTGCCCAGCGCCGTCGAGCCCGACCAGGCCCATGCCCGTGCCGATCGACTCGCCGCGCAGCCGCTTCGCCAGCATCGTCTCGCCGTACTGCTGCGACGAGTAGCAGAGCGCGAACCGCACGGCGTCGAACGCCGATTTGAATTCGACGACGTCGCTCATCGTGCACCCCGCGTCGTCATCGCCAGCGCCTGGCGCGCGTTGATCTCGGCCATGTAGCCCGACAGGTTGCTGGTGAAGTCCGGCCGAATCCGCGTGTCGACATGCGTCCCGGGTGAGCGGCTGGTGCCCGCAAGCGAGTACATCCGGCCGCGGCTCTCGGAATGGGAATCGAGCCGCGCGAGCGCGACATCGAGCGCGAGCAACTGGCGCACCGACGAAACCGGATGCTTCAGGCGACGGGCGAGGTCGTGCGCCGAGTACCGGACGCCGGGCTTCATGGCCGCGATGATCGCGTTGATGGTGAGTTTTCCGTTTGCTTTCAAGGCCCCGCTCCTTATGCTGACTTCAGATTCAATTCGATCGCCTCGATGCGCACGCCGGGCACGCGCGCGTAACGCTTCGAGATCCAGAGGTCGACGACCTGGCCGTCGTCGGCGTAGACGACCCCGTTCATGCCGTCCTTCAACGCCTTGACAACGTTGTCGGCGTCCGGCTTCTTCGTCGCGCCGATCTCGCCGGCGGCGGCCGCGTTCTGGCGCTTCTGCGACCAGCTCGTCGGGATCGGCAGGCCGATGTTCACGATCAGGCGCACCGGGCCCTCGTACGGCTGCGCATCGCGCATCGCCGCGCGAGCGGCCATCTTCACGAGGTTCTCGTAGCGCTCAGTCTTCTCGGGTGTGTGCGTGCGCACGTGGCCGCCTTGGCGCGAGAAGCGCGGCCTGCCCTTCGCGACTGGCTTGCCGGGCACGACGAACTCGATGCGGCGCGTGGCAGACGACTCGGTGATGAGAGTTTGCTGGGTCACGGGAGCACCCTCCAAAGCCACACGCACACGCCACAAAGCGTCAACGCCGCGCCCATGAGAAACGCTGCGACCCACACTCTGGACCAACGAGTCGGTCGCAATCCCCACGGATCCATCTCGGACAGCATGCTGCTGCCGAACAATCCAATGACGAGCAACGCCAATCCGACCGCAGTCATGCCGCCACCTCGTCGCTCACGTCATCGGTCACCGGCACGCCGCTGATCGGACGCAACCACGCGTCGGGGGTCCGGAATTCGCGAGCGTCGATCTTTCGGCCGGTTGCGCGGCATTCGAGAAAGCAGCCTTGTGGCACGCCGACCATCCAGCACGGTGTCCCGTCCGGGCGGTCGCTGCGTCGACGAACGTCGACCACGAGGCCTAATGCCGTAGATCCGCTGTCGCGCACGATGTACGCGAGATCACCGGGTTTGCAGTTCATCGCCCTTCCCCCAGAAGCGCGCCGGCCGCGACGGGCCCGGCGCTGTTGCGAAACGCGCGGTTGTGCTCGTCCCACCACGGGCCGTCGCCCGCGGCGCGGAACACGCGCAGCTTGAATTCGAATGCGTGCTCGTCGGGGCCCTGCTCGTGACCGAGCTGGCGCCCGCGCTCGACGATGCCGGCCCAGGAGCGCCACCAGTCGCCGCCCGTGCGCGGCGTACCGCCAGCGTTCGCGGAGCGCGCGGCGATGGCGTCGTCGAGCACGGTGTCGATCAGGCCGACGTTGATCGGCTGGGTCGAGTTGTCCTTCGCGCGCCGCCGGCGCGCAGCGGCGACGGCGCTCAGCACGTCGTCGTGCGTCGCACCGCGCAGCGGCCACGCGGCGATTCGCTCGTCGCTCGCGGCCACGCTTACGCCCTCCTTGCGCAGGATCTCGACGAAAGCGGCGGCGGCATTGGGCTGGTCATCCGCAGGCGTGCCTACCTGCTGCTGTGCTGTGCCGCCGCCGCTTGGGTTTACATATTCAGTTCCTCTCCTCTCCTCTCCCTTAAGAGAGTTTTCCGGCGGAATTCCTGCTTGTTTCCGGCGGAAGTCACCTGTGTTTCCGGCGGAAAGGTCGTTACTTCCGGAGGAAGCCCCCATATTTCCGGCGGAAGCGTGTTTTGAGCCGTTTTCAGACATCCCTGACGGTTGCTCTGCGCCTGACCGTGAATCGGCGTCCGCGCCGTTCCGGTCGCCTTCCGGCGGAACGTCTTTGGATTTCCGGCGGAAGTTGGTCGCCTTTCCGCCGGAAGTTGGTGGGAATTCCGACGGAAAGAGATCGCGTTCCAGCGGACGGCCCATTTCAATCCACGCCTCGAATTCCGGAAGTTCCATCGGAACGAGTCCGTTTTCCGGGCGTCCCTTGTTGCGCTTCCGGATGCGTTCGGTCAGCTTGTCGTAGGCGAGCTTGTGCTTCGCCAGATATGCTTCGTTCGCCTTTTCCGCGACGACAGGGTGGTACAAGCGGCCGTCGGTGCATTTGATCCAGCCGCGCAGCGCGCCGTCTTTGACTCCGCGCCACGCGTCGACGACACGTCCGAAACCGGCATAGTTCGCGAGGTCGATATCGTCGTCGGGCAGCGACCCGGCCGGCACCTGATGCCATGCCGCGCACCAGAGCAGCACCGCGCACCGGAACTCGTCGCCGGTCGAGCGCATCGCGAGACTGCTGTCGCGGAGCCGCACTACATCGAGCGGCATATAGCCGAAGTCGCGCAGATCACAATCAGTTGGGGTGAGAGGATTCGGGAGTTCGTTCATCGCGTTTCCCAGAGATGCTTTTGCCCGCGCAGGTGCGCTGCGGTATCAACGCGCGGTCGCGCGGGCGTGTTCCAATTGCCGCCGCCACGCGCGCCGACGAGACGCCAGCCGGCGCCGCGCAGGCTCGCGCCGCCCTCGCCGGGCAGCGTGTAGGTGATCAGGCGCAGATAGCCGAGCGCGCGAGCCGCGCGCCACGCCGCGCCGTACAGCGCCGAGCAGGCGTTGCGCGTGCCGTCGGTGCAGCACCGCGTGACCTCGAGCGTGAGGCCGTCGTCGTTTCCGCGCGCCACCGGGCGGCCGACGATCGCGACGCCGCAGACCTGCGGTTCCTGCGCGGCAGCGGAATCGAGCGACAGCGGATTGACGACCGCGATGCTGAACTTGTGCCCGGCGACGGGCCGGTGATGTCGATGGTGAGTGACGACGTAGGCGTTCGCCTCGTCGAGCGAGATCGGGGCAATGACCAGACTCACGCAGCAGGCCTCCCCGCGATTGCAGGCGCCTCGGCGCGTGCAAGCTCGAGTGCGCGGGAAACGCTGTCGATCGTGCGCGACAGGCGCGCAATCTCCTGCGACTCGGACAGGCGCACCGCGGCGTCGCGCGCGGCCATGATGATTTCGTGCACCGACGCGGCCGGCGGGAGGCCCAGGGCCTCGGCGAGCTCGCCGCGCGCTTCGTCGAGCCGCGCAGCGTCGCGCTCGGCGCGCTCGCGCGCGTGCTGCATGTGCTCGCGATACTCTCGCTCGGCGTCGGCAGCGGCCGTCTCCAGATTGCTGGTCACGCGCTCGTACCGCAGCCGCGCGAGATCACGGTCGCGGATCAGCTTCGCGACATCGGCGCCCACACGCCGCTCGACCTCCAGCGTCACGGCATACTCGGCGCGCCGATGCGCGGAGACGCGCTCGCGCTCACGCTCCATGCCATCGATCAACAGCTTGATCCATGCGTCGCGCGGCAGGCTGTCGACCGGCCGCAGTGTCGGCGCCTTGAGCGTGCGCCAGCCGTCGTCGGCGCGTGCGAGCAGACCGCAACCATCCGGGATGTCGGCCTTGCCGATCAGGCCGGCCGGCACCGCGAACGTCACGCCGGACGCATATCGCAGATAGCTCTGCCACTTCCCGGCCGCGACGTCGCGGCGGAAGTCGGCGACGGACACCTTGACCTCGTACGCGAGCGGCGTGAAGCGCGAGAAACTGAATGGCACCGCGTACACGTCAGGCCGCGGCGAGCCGGCCGGACCGAGCTGCATGTTCGTCCAGACGATGCGCTGCGTGCGCTCGCGCACATATCCAGCCAGGTCTTCTTGCAGAGCGTCGTGGGTCCAGTTCATGCGAACTCCCCCTCCGAAAACAGGCGAGGCTGGATAGCGCCGTTCGCATAGACCACGTCGAGCACAACGTCACCGGTCGGCTCGTCGCCATCCCAGCCTTGCGGCCAGGTCTGCCCGGCGATCAGCTCGCGAATCCGCGCTTCTTCCTCGGCGTTGATCAGGTCGATCAATGGGCGCCCAGTCGCGCGCGCTGCGCGATTGCATGCCTCCTGGATCAACAGGATTCGGTCGAGCGCCATCAGCCGCGCTTCGAACGTGAGCGGCCCGAGGCGCTGCGGATTCTTCGCGACGCCGCCGCCCTTCAGCTTCTCGAGCCCCGGCTTGCGCAGGCGGTACTGCGGCTCGCGCAGTTCGCGCCACAGCGGCTTGATGCCGCGTAGAGGCGCGAGATAGGCCCACTGCGGCGTCGCAAGGACCGTCTCGAGCGCCTTCTCTTCCTGGGCCAGCGCGCAGCCGATGCATCCGGTTCGTGCGTTGATTTCCTCGGCCTCGTCGCCGCCGTATGCGTCGGCGATCGCCATCGTCGACCAGTCGCCGAACTCCTTCTGCGGCGCCCAGTGGCGCAGCCATTCCCAAACGTGGCACACGCGCCAATGCAGCAGCGGCGCGAGGGTCGCGATGCGGCCGTGCAGGCCGCGCGCGTTCGGGAGCACCTGCTGGTACCAGCCCTGCCCGCACTCGGCGCCGTCCTTGCCGCAGCTCATCTCGATCCGGCGGTCGCGAATCGCGCTCTCGCCCTGGCGCACGCCGGTGATCATCAGGATCGTGCCGTCGACGCCGTCGAGCCGGCGGCGGAGCGCCTCCTCCATCGGATCGATCTTGATCTGGCGCGTGCACCACCGGAGCGTGTTGTTGTTGGGCGGCGGCACGCCGCGGCCGAGGATGTAGACCATGAACCGCTTGTCGAGCGGCGCACGCACCACATCGACGCAGATGCCGCGCTCGCGCAGCTCGTCCATGATGTGCAGCGCTGAGATCGCGAGCGGCGGCAGTTCTTGCCGGGTGTCCGCGTAGAACACCGTCAGCGTCTTCGGCGCGGCGATCTTGCCGCTGTCGATCAGCCAGCAGATCATCGTGAGCGTCGCCGTGCTGTCCTTCCCACCGGACCATGCGATGCCCCAGTGCTCGTGCTCCGGCCCGTAGGCCTGCATTGACTGGATCGTCAGCTCGATCGATTCGGTCATCTGCAGGCGCTGCGCGCCGGCCGCCAGAAAGTCGAGTTGTTGGGCGTTCATGCCGCCTCCCGCGCGAGATCCACCGGCGTGCCGACGCTGCGCTCCCAGTCGTAGAAACCGAACGGACGCGCATGGTCGTTCGCCGCCGCCCAGCCGCAGCCCCACGGGTGCGCGAACCGCGCGAGCGCGCCGCGAGTGAACGGGTTTTCGTGGAAGGGGACGCCGGCGCGCGCGGCGCGCCAGCCGGCGCGGAACGCCGCGCGTTCGAACAGATGGGTCAGCACTCGCAGCCCTCCTTTATGTCGTCGATCGGCGCCGCCTCAGGCCGCACGCGCTCGAGCATCCAGAGCTGGTCAGGATGGAAAGCGAGGTAGTCCTGCGGGGGATCGCGGAAGATGAAAAGGTGCTTCTGCTCGACGACGCCGAGGTACAGCATGGGGCGGCCGAGTTTGCGGATGAAAGGCTTGCCGATGTCGCGCTGGCTGAGTGTCACCGTCATGCAGCCGCCTGCCGCTGACCAAACGCCTGTTGCACGAACTCGCCGATCGCCTGCTGGCTGAGACGGCGGTATTCCTCGATCGCCTTGCGCTCCTCGATCGCGAGCCACTGCCGCGGGTAGTCGCAGCCCGTGAACATGCAGAACAGGTGGAGCTTCGTGGCCGGGAACGGCCGGCGCCCGGCGACCAGGTCGGCGAAGTGCGGATAGTGGATCCCGCAGTTCCGCGCGAGCGTCTTGCGGTCGAATCGGCGCAGGCCCAGTTCGAGCGCGCGCTCAAGACACGCCTCGAACGTCATCGCTTCGATGTCCGGCTCCGGCAGCGTCGCGGCCTGAACCCACGGCGCGAACATCCTGAATTCGGTCTGGTTCATTCGAAAATTCAATCGTTACCCAGTTGAATACCCACTTGCTTACCCAGTTGGGTCGAGCTCGAAATAAAGGCCAGGACAACACCTGGCCAACCTTCACAAGATGCGGACCGTCTCTACTTCCTTTCCTTCGAACACCCCTTCGTCGGCTCACCAAGCTCCGGCCAGATGTCCTGCCAGTCGTCGGGACGCAAGTCACGACGGGAAACAACGCCCCCCGTCGCAACTTCGATCCGAACGCATGCTTCAGCCGGTACGCCGCGCCTGTCACGGTGCATCCAGTTCCATATGTGCGCGGGCTTAACCTTGCAGATACGTGCGAGCTCCGACCGCGATCCGACAACGAGGCTCGCGCGCTCGAGGGGATGCAAGCCCAAATCGACTTCGGACATCTCGTCCTCCGGTAAGCAATGTACGAAATATAGAACAGTTGTTCTTCATCCTGCAAGCAAATTGCACAACTCTTGTTCTTTGAACCGACATAACATTTGTTGTACCTTCACGCGCATGGCACTCGGACAACGACTTAAGCAGGAGCGAGAGCGCAAGAAGCTCAGTCAGAAGGAACTCGCAGATCTGGTTGGTACCAGCCAGGAAGCGATCTCCGCTGCCGAGCGGCGCGATAGCAAGCGCTCCGAATTCGCGGCAAAGATGGCTGACGTCCTCGGCGTCCGGCTGGAGTGGCTATTGACTGGCGAAGGAGCGCGAGAACAGATCACCTCCGAAAGCGAAGCGAAGGCGCACTCGGAGGGCTTTATGACAAGGCTATACGCGCTCCAAAAGGAGTTCGCGACCATGTCGGATGGGGAAAAATCTCTGGTTGCGGATGCAATGAAACAGTTCACAAAAACAATTGAGGAAAATGACCTCAAAAAAGACGGGCCGAAGCACAATTAAGGTTGAGGACGAAGAGTATTCTGCAGACTTTGGTGCCAGCGGCTTCCTGGTAGACCAAGTACATACCTGCACGGTTGAACAAATCAACAGTGGATTCGTTCGACCGTTCCCGACATCGCGGACTCGGCCTCAGATCTACGATAGGTTCCTCACTTTGAGGACCGCTATGGAAGTAATTGGCGTGTCGGCGGTTCAATGGCTTGGCGATGAATTCACCAGCAATGCAGTTCATCCCGAGTCATTAGACGTTGTATCTGTCGTTCCAGCACACGAAGCATATAGCCTGAAGGAAGATCGCCTAGCAACACTATTCAGATTCGCATCACGTGACGCAGCGCATCGAGTCGATGGCGTATGTTCGCCGATTTTGCTAGATGCACCAGCGAACCACCCCGAGCGCGAGGCATTCGAACGTGCCAAAGTATTTTGGTTAATGCGGTTAAGCCGTGACGTCGATGGTGAGCCGAGGGGCTACATCGAGACAACCATCGACCAGGGGACGCAAGATGCAGAAAAATAAGACGCCCTTGTGGGGAGATCTAGTTCCGGAAACAGCAGAAAGACAGTTGCGTCGCATTCGAGATTTAATCGAAGCAGCGGATTCCGCAATCGATGCCCATACTGATCGAATACAAACTGGGGAGGCCAGTCCACTGCTGAAAGCCTCGATGGCGCAGCTTGTCGAGGCGCGAAACGAACACGAGCGTCAAATGTTGCACCTCCTCGAGCATCGTACGATGGAGTGTGCTGGATTTGCTCTTGAAGGTCAGAAATATGACCAACATACCGTCGCATATATCGACCTTTGGCGCATAGTCCAATCTATTGGCGATCTCTTCATGCGAGTTTGCCAGGCCGCAATTGGCCCGGCAAAGAAAGACATACCAGATTCGGTACGTGCAAGAGCAACGTTGCGAATTGCGGGTTTCTACGAATCATCTTTCGGAATTTCCGTTGAAATTCCATCGCAAGTAGATCTCACCGGGCAAAGCTTAAGTGCACTTGGATTCGAAAACCTCTTCGCATTAGTGTGTGCACATGACCCGGGCGAAATTGCAATCGATTATGGCCCATGGGTCATCAAAAAGTACCGAGAGCTAGTCGAGCGTCTCCTGGCCGCGTCGGCAACGCCCAAGTTCGAATGGCGATCCCCTTTTGGTGAAATTCGATCGTGGCGTCCTGATACGAACGAACTTTTGCACATCAAGAATCGGCTTGCAGCACTGCGTGACGAAGAAGCAAAAGTCTTAGAGGTCAATGGAGTTCTTGCCGAGGCAAGCCTAATTCGCATGACGTTTGGAATTGTAGGCGGCGGGCGCACCGTGAAAGGCAAGGTGCCTCACCACTTAGCGGCTAACGTGGCGGCCCTATTCAATCAGCGCTGCCGGGCCGTCTATGAGGAACGTAGACTCATCGACGAGGCGACAGAACAGGAAAAAAAGGTTTCTACCCTAATATCGATTGAGACGGCCTGATCCCTCTCTCCTCACCGAGCCCGCGCAAGCGGGCTTTTTTTTCAGTGCAAATGTTCTTGCCAAGTTAAGAACATTTGTTCTATAGTGTCTCCACAACACTTGTTCTGGAGGCGCTATGCAAGCTCTCACTGTTGGTGGCAAGGCTGTTCGTTGTGACGATGCGGGTCTCGTGAGCCTCACGGACCTCTATGCGGCGGCCGAAGCGGCCGGCTCCGCGACAGGAAAGCGCAGCCCGAGTGACTGGTCCCGCGAAGCTGGCGCGCAGTTCATTGACTTCGTAGCCGGTCAGCTTAATACCCGGAAATCGGGTATTTACGTCTCGCGTCGCGGGAAGGGCGGCGGCACTTTCGCCCACTGGCAGATCGCCCTCGCCTACGCCAAGTACCTGTCGTCTGAACTGCACATGCAGGTCAACGAGGTCTATGCACGCGCCAAGGCTGGCGATGTCACGTTGGCCGACGAGATCGCCGACAAGGCCAGTCCTGAACAGCAAGAATGGCTCGCGAAGCGCGTGAACTCGAAGGTCGCGCGCCACCGCTTGACGTCGATCCTCGCATCGCATGGTGTGTCGGGCCGCGGATTCGGTGACTGTACGAACAATACCTATAAGGGCCTCTTCAACGGCACGAAGAAGGAAATCTGCGCTGCTGCCGGTATCGAGTACAAGAAAAACAAGAGCCTTCGCGATGTCATGTCGGTTGAGGATCTCGTCACCGTCAGCATGGCTGAAATCGTCGCTGCCAAACAGATCGACAAGTTCAATGTCCGCGGCAATGCGGCCTGCGCGGATGAATGCCTCCGTTCTGCGCGCAAAGTCGCAGGTCTCCTTCAATAACCACGAACTATCTGTTCGCAGCGCCAAGCCTTCGGGCTTGCCGGTGCGAATAGCACGACAGTACCTAGCGCCAACGGGCGCGCCGCTTCGGCGGATCGTTCTTTAACAACCGAAGGTAAGCCGGGACCGCGCAAGCGGAGCAACCGGCCGGCGCGATCTGCGTCGTGAGTCAGGACGGACGCTGCGGAAGACCGCAGCGGTATGCAGCACCCGAGCGAACCTGATGCAAGACAGCCAGCAACACGTGTCCGATGGCGTGGTAATCGGCACAAAACCTCGCGCGGCCCGGAGCCGGCTCGGCCGGGAGTAGCCGGGCGCGCGAGTGTGACGCAGTCTTGACCGGCGGCGGTTCGAACCATCGAGGCGTCGCCGGTGAGGGCTGCATCGCAGATGCAGTTTCGCTGCTCAAGACATCAATTCTGTTAGCACACCTACTTTTATAGGGAGGGTGCCATGCACTTGCCCCACATCAATCAAAGCAACGTCCGCGCACTGCCGGCGCGCGTCGACCGGCGCGCCGACCAGCTGCAGGCCGCGGCCGACGATGCCGCGCTGGCGCGCGACGAGCGTAACGAAGCGATCGCCGAAGGCGTCACCTTCGACGTGCTGCCGTTTTCGACCGAGCAGATCGCTGTGCTCGACGCCGCGCTGCGCCGCGGCCGAATCGAGGATGTGTACGAGGTCTGGAACATCTGCAAGGACGCACTCGCCGCGGAAATCAAGCGGCGCATTGCCGACGCCGATCTCGCCGCCGCTGGCCTGCGCTTCCCGCGAACGTACTGCTCGCAATGCGGCCAGTGCTTCGGGCCGGGCAATGAAGGCTTCAGCCTATGCCGAGACCATATCGCACGCCGTCCGCGCGCCGACTGACCGACATCGCCCGCCACGGCGGGCAATCACACCGCTGCATCAGCCAGGGGAGGCAAAAATGAATCGCAGACCGAATCCGCAGAAGGCAGTCGATGACTGGAATGCACGCGTGAGCGTGGGCGCCACTGTCGAGTATTCCGAGGTGCGCGGCGATCCGCCGAAGACTTTCACGACCCGCACCGCAGCCGAAGTCCTGAGCGGTCACACCGCAGTCGTTTGGCTGAACGGCAAGAGCGGCTGTGTGGCGATCAGCCATTGCACTCCCGTCTGATCTAAGGCGGGCAATCACACCACACGCAGGGGGACGAAATGAGCTGCGGATACCAAGGATCGCACTTCGGTGCCTGGTACCAGGACGGCTGCTGCATCGACGGATATCTGTGGGATCTGGATAGCTGCGACGAACCCGGCGGTTCGCTTCACAACGGCGGCGACGAGCCGTGCCCGTGCTGCAACACGCGCGAATACGTGCTCGGTTGTGACGATCTGCACTTGACGGGCAACGCAAAGCAGCGACGCGCGCAGGTCCGCGCAGCCATCCGTCGCGTCCGCTCGTGGGCCGTTGCCTGAACAACCGGGCCGGCTACGGCGGCCAATCACACCATACGAGAGAAAGTCATGGGACTGGATGCAACCGCATACCGCCAGATCAAGAAAATCGATTGCGTGTTTGACGCGAGCGGCGAACCAATCGATCCAGCTACGCGTGAACACATCGAAGTCGATTACCTGCGCGTCTATGTCAACCCCGATTTTCCGGGACGCGCCGACGATCTGGAAGATCGCGCTGTCTACAGCTACGAGGACGCGGGCGATGCGTTCTCCGGTGGATATGGCCGCTACAACTTTTGGCGCGAACAACTCGCGAAACTTGCCGGATACCAAGCAGTCCCCGTCGATCGACTCGGAACAGGGCGCGCGGAACTTCGACATGACGAATCCGCGTGGAATGCCGATAACGGGCCTTTCTGGGAGCTGATTTGCTTCAGTGATTGCGAGGGCGTGATTGGCGCAGCTGTGAGCGCGAAGCTCGCGCAAGACTTCGCTCGGTTCGACGAACAAGCGAAGGTCGACGAAGCTTTCTACGCGGTCTATTCGCAATGGCGCAAGGCGTTCGAAATGGCCGCGCAGAACGGCTGCGTCGTCTTCCGATGATCGGCATCACACCACACCGAGGGGCCAAATGGGACAGACCAAGCACACGGCGGGACAGGCATGGCTGCGGCGCGCGATCGAACTGGCCGCCGCGCGAGCGACGGCCAACTTCGAATACGGCGAGCTGGGTTCCGATTGCACCGCTACCGAGTCGGCGGACGCCCATGCGCGCACCCTCGCCGCCGATCTCGAGCTCGAAGCGCATCTTCGCTTCGCATCCGAAGCGTTCGACGCCCTCCACCTCGTCGCCTCGAAAACCGTGCTCACGTCGGGGATCCGCGCGATCGTCGACGCCGCGCTCGCGAAGGCCGGCGACCGCGCGCCGGAACCGGTGCGGCACGTGATGATCGCGGGAGGTGCGCGGTGAGCGAAGCCAAACGAACGCCGATGCCGAAGATGGTCGATCGCCAATGCAGTCGGTGCGGAAAGCCGTTCCAGGCTCGCGCGGCAGATGTGAAACGTGGCTGGGGCCGTTTCTGCTCGAAATCGTGCAAGGCCGTCAAGCAAGAGGAACGCACGGGGCAGCACCACGCCTATCTGGAAAGGCGCGAGGCGTATGAGAAATGGGACGGCGTGCCGACGTTTTCGAATGCACACCAGTTCAGCAACGAAGAACACGACTGCAACAAGGATCTGTGATGCGCACCCTCTCCCTCCACCGCCCGGCGGCCGACAACGCACTGCTGCGCACCGCCGCGCGCGGCCCGCGCATGCGATACGTGATCAAGGGTGCCGTCTGGGCTATGGCCTTCGGCGCCGCGGTCGGCGCGCTCTGGTTCGGCGTCGACCTGGCCGGCCCGTATCTCAGGAGTCTCGGATGACGCCCTTCGACTATCTCGGCGCACTGCTCGACCGGATCCACGAATGGAATCCCATAGCCGGATACCTTGCCGCACTTGCGATCGCCGCAGTGTGCACGCTCGTGCTGGCGCGCCTGAACGCCGACGGCTCGGCCGTCGCCCCAATCGTCGCGAGGTCTGCATGAGCCGCTTCACCGATCACGCCGACCGCTTCGAGCGCCAGCACCCGCGCGCCGCACGCGCGCTGGTCGTCGCGATCCTCGTTGCGGTCGCGCTACTCGCTGTCGCCGTCGACAGCATCGCCAAGCACCAGGGAATTCTGTAGATCCTCCCGCCCATGCCCTCCCGCATCCAGCGAGGGCGCAGCCTCCGTCGCACATATCGAATTCCGGCGCTGCCGCGCGACGCGCTCGCACGCCGCCAGCGCGCATCCCCCATCGTCATCCCAGGAGCACCACGAGATGAAAACCATCGACACGCAACCCGTCGAGTCGTCGCAGATCCACAGCATCGGCTACGACGCCGAATCCGAAACGCTCGCGATCCGCTTCAAGGGCCGCGCCGGCGAGCCGACGTCGCTGTACCACTACTCGCACTTCACCCAGGCGAACTTCGATGCGCTGAAAACGGCCGACTCGATCGGATCGCATTTCTACAAGCACATCAAGCCTCTCCCGGAGCGCTTCCCGTACGAGTGCATCGAGAAGATGCCGGCGGCCAGGCAGCGCGCCGAGCCCACCCAAGCAGGCGAGGCATGAGCAATTCCGTCTATGCCGTACGCGCGTCCAGCTGGGGCGCGCTTTTCGAATGTGCGTACCGGTGGGAGGCGATCCACCTCCTGAAGATGCTCAACGTTGTCGGCCTGCGCGCGGTGCTCGGCACCGCGATCCACGCCGGCACGGCCGCCTACGACCAGAGCGTGCTCGACGGCTCGGGCCTGACGGTCGACGACGCGGCCGGCGCGTTCATCGACAAGCTGCACGACCCGTCGAACGAGTACAACCCGGCGAGCGACGATCTCAGCCTGAAGGAGGCCGAGCGGATCGGCATCTCGCTCACGACGAAGTACTGCCTCGAAATCGCGCCGCGCTACGACTTCATCGCGGTCGAGATGGAGACGAAGCCGCTCGACATCGACTGCGGCAGCGGGATTGTCATCCGGCTGACAGGCACGATGGACCGCGCGCGCGTGCGGCGCGCCGCGCTGGGCCCCGGCATCGCGGACCTGAAGAGCGGTTCGAAAGCCGTCGCCAACGGCGTCGCTGTCACGAAGGGCCACGGCCCGCAAATCGGCACCTACGAGATGCTCTACGAGCACACGACGGGCGAGCTGATCACGGATCGCGCCGAGATCATCGGCCTGAAAACGAAGGGCACACCCGAGGTCGCTACCGCGCCGATCGCGAACGCGAAGCGCGTGATGCTCGGCACCGAGGACACGCCCGGCCTGATCCAGTTCGCCGCGGACATGTTCCGGTCCGGCCGCTTTTACCCCAATCCGAAATCACTGCTGTGCGACCGCAAGTACTGCCCGCGCTACGGCACCTGCCAATTCCACGAATGACGAGGGTCTCCCCTATGAACGCACCCGTTTCCCTGCAAAACGTGAAGGCCGCCGGCGGCGCTGTCTCCACGATGCCCGACCAGGCGGTCGACATGTTCACCGAGCGCGGCTTCATGCTCGCAAACCGCATCGCCAAGGCGTACGCGAGCAGCGACGCCGTGCCCGCGCAATTCCGTTCGCACAACCTGAAGAAGGTCAACGGCGAAGAACACTGGGTCGAAAACCCGTCGGCCATCGGAAACTGTCTTGTAGCGATCGAGGTCGCGCGCGCGGTGCGCATGTCGATCACTGCCGTGATGCAAAACGCCGACATGATCGAGGGGAAGCTCCGTTGGTCTGGCAAGTTCGTGATTGCCGCCATCAACGCGTCCGGCCGGTTCACCCCGCTTCGCTTCCAGATGGTCAACCGTGGCCGAATCAAGGCTGCATACAAGGAAAAGACCGGCTGGGATCGCGAGGCGCGGCGCCCGATTTTCGCCGACCGGGAGGTCGAGGTGGACGACGTCGAGTGCATTGCGTGGGCGCTCCCGAAGGGCATCCCCGAACCGCGCATCACACCCGAGGATCTGCGCAAATACCAGGGGCGCATGCTCGATCTCTACAAGGCGATTGGCATGCCCGTGATCGAGTCGGCACCGGTGACCATGAAGATGGTCGTCGAAGAAGGCTGGTACGGCAAATCCGGCTCGAAATGGCAGGGCGAGATGCGCGCGATCATGTTCCAGTACCGCACCGGCAGCTTCTTCGGGAACATCCACGCGCCGGACATCGTTATGGGCATGGGCCGCACGACCGAAGAAGAAATCGACATCGTCGACGTCAATGCCGACGGATCATATTCCGTCAACCGCACGACTCTCGACGAGCTGCGCGAGCGCGCGCCGGCCGCGGAAGAAGTGCCGCGCACCGCCGCGCCGGCCGGTCACGCGACCGCTACCGAGCCGGCGACCGACGCCGCGCCGCCGGAACGCGAAGAAGCCGGCGCGCCGCCGGCCACCGACGGCCAGCCGGGCGGGTTCGACTTCGACGTCAGCGGCCTCGTGCGCGGCATCCGCGAGGACATCGAATCCGCGAAGACCCCCGAGGATCTCGACCTGGCGCGCAGCGCGATCGCCGGCGTGCCGGACGAAACCGCCAAGGCCGAGCTGAACGCCCTCGCCTCGGCGCGCATGCGCCAAATCACTGCCGCCGCCGAGCAAGCAACCGGCGGCACCACGGCAACCCAGACGAGTGCGCCGGCGGGCCGGCGCACTCGCGCGCCGATCAGCGCCGATTAACTGGAGCAGAACATGAAGATCACCGACGTCTACGTCTCGAACGTGCTCGGGATCCGCGCGGCCGACGTGCGGCTCTCGAAGCCGGTCGCCCTCTTCACCGGCCCGAACGGCGCCGGCAAGAGCAGCCTGCAGGAAGCCGTCCGCATGGCACTCACAGGCGACACGGTCCGCGTCGCCCTGAAGAAGGAATACGGCTCGCTCGTCACCGAGGGCGCAGACACCGGCCAGATCGTCGTCGCATGCGGCGAGCACGCGAACAGCGTCGCCCTGCCCGCCGGCAAGATCAAGCGCGATATCGCGGAGGATCCTCGCCTGCCGTTGGTGCTCGACGCTCAGCGCTTCGCGCACATGCCGGCGACCGAGCGCCGCACGTTTCTGTACGACCTGATGGGCGTGAAGATCGGCATCGACGAAATGCGCGCACGGCTGCTGGACAAGCTCGGCCTGCGCGCCGACGCGCTGCCGGCGGCGGCCGCCGAGCGGCTCGTGGCGATCACGCCGATGCTGCGCGCCGGCTTCGACGCCGCACACAAGGAAGCGATGGACCGCGCGCGCGGCGCGAAGCAGTCGTGGCGCGCCGAGACCGGCGAGACCTACGGCAGCCAGAAGGCGGCAACGTGGCGCCCGACACCCGTCGAGTTTGACGAGGCCGCCCTACGCAAGCTGACCGCCGACCGCGCGGCGCTCGACGACCAGATCGGCGAGCTGCAGCAACAGATCGGCGCCGCCGACGCGGCGGACACCGCGGCGCGCGCGCGCGCGGAGAAGCTGGCCGACCTGCGCACCCGCGCCGCCGGCTATGCGAAAGCGGCCGAGCTCGTGCAACTCGCCGACGACCAGGTCGCCGAATTTCTGCCGAAGGTTGAAGCGCTGCGCGTGCGCGCTGGCGCGGCGCCAGCGGGCGCCGAGTGCGCATGCCCGGAATGCGGCGCGCTGCTGCGCTACCTGAACGGCGTGCTGTCGGCGGCGGCCGCGGCCGGTGCGCGCGACGAGGATGCAGTCTCGAAGCTGCCCGAGTACGAGCAGGGTCTGAAGACGCTGCAGAACGCCGCAGCGAATCGCAGACGAGACCTCGAAGCCGCCAACTCAGCTGCGACTCAGCTGCGCGCGCTCGAGGATGACGCGGAGGACAGCGGCGCGGCCGCCGCGCGCGAGAGCGGCGACGCGGCGCGCTCGGGGCTGGCCGATCTGCAACGTCGCCGGAAGCAGTTGGACACCGACATCACGACGCTGCGTGAGATCGAGCGCCGCGCCGCCGGCGCCGCGGATCTGGCGAAAACCGCCGCCGCGCTGCACGACGACGTCGCCGCGTACGAGGCGATCGCCGGCGCGCTGGCGCCCGACGGCATCCCGGCCGACTTGCTGCGCGAGGCGCTGATGCCGATCAACGAGCAGTTGACCGACCTAGCCGCCATGTCCGAATGGGCGGACGTCACGATCACCCCGGAGATGGCGATCCTCGCCGACGGTCGCGCCTACGCGCTGCTGTCGGAGTCGGAGCGCTGGCGCGCCGACGCGCACATCGCCGCGGCGATCAGCCACTTCTCCGGGCTCAAGCTGCTCGTGCTCGACCGCGCGGACGTCGTCGTCGGACTGGAGCGCGATCGCCTGCTCTACTGGCTCGATGACTTGGCCCACGCGGGCCAGATCGACACTGCGCTGGTGTTCATGAGCCTCAGGGCGGCGCCCGCCGGCCTGCCAGACGGTATCGAAGCGTTTTGGGTCGAAGCCGGCCAGGTCGCGCCGATCGGCGCGCCGCGCATGCATCGGGAGGCAGCATGATCGAGCAGATCGAACGGCACCTCGCCGCGGTGGAGGACGCAACCGCGAAAGCGATCTCGGCCGCACTCGGCTTGCCCCAGGTCGAGGTATCGAAAACGCTGCACAAGATGGTCGGTGCCGGCACCATCGAGCGCGAGAAGCGCGCTGGCGGCGGCAACGAGTACGTGTACTGGCTGGTGCGCGGCGACCAGGCGCGGGCGCCGGCCGTCGCCGCGCGGGAGACCGAGCTCACCTACTCGGGTGAGCAGGTGCCTATCAAGATCGCGTCGGTCGGGATTTTCGATGCAGCGACCGCAGCCGTGTCAACCGACGACGACGTCGACGCGGAGGTCCGTGTGGCCGACCTGCTCGCCACAATCGAGAACCTCACCGCCGAGCGCGACGCCGCCCGGCAGACGGCGGACACCTGGCGCGCGAACGCCGCGACGCTCGAGGCGCGCATCGACGAACTGACGCTCGGCCCGGTCGGCGCCGGCGCGCCGCTGTTCGTGACGGTCGGCCGCACCTGCAAACCGCAGCACCACGACTCGCTCGAGAAGGCCCAAAAGCGCGGCCGCACGCTCGTTCGCCGCGGAAAGGAATCGGAGGTTCTCGTGCTCGAACCGGTCGGCCGGATCGTGCGCGGAACGGAGTGGAGACCTCGATAGCAGCACCGCCGCGCGCCTTCCGTGCCCCGGATTGCGCGGCGCATTCGGGCGGCTCGTACAGCGCCCATTTTTTCGAATTGACCATGCAAACGACGAAGACACCGTGGAATCCCTCGCGGCGCGCCACCGCCCGCGTGCGGAATCCGCTGCCCGCGCCGACCATCTGTCCGCTCGACGGCGGCCAGGTCGAAATCGTGAACAACGCCGAGATCTACGGCCGCGAATACGGCGAATGGCCGTGGGCTTTCCTCTGCCGCACGTGCCGCGCGTACGTCGGGCTGCATCCGTTCACCGGCATTCCGCTCGGCACGCTGGCCGATGCGCCGACCCGCGAGGCACGGAAGCGGGCGAAGGCTGCATTCAACCCGATCTGGCAGTCCGGCGCGATGTCGCGCACCGACGCGTACGTCTGGCTGGCCCAGCAGCTCGGAATCGAGAACCACGAGGAATGCCACATCGGATGGTTCGATATCGCGATGTGCGATCGCGTGGTCGCAGTCGTTCACAAGGAACTTCACCGATGACCGATACGCAAGACCCACTCTGGCGCGCGCTCGCGCGCCTGGAGCACGCCGAGCTGCTGGAAGACGACCGAAACCTGCTGCGGCCCGCGTTCGCCGCGCTTCACGGCAGCCAGGCCATCCGTATCCCCGAAACCGTCGTGGCGCGCATCCGGCACCTCGACGCGACACTACCGAAGCTCACGGGAGCCTGACACGTTGCCCGACAAGATCGGCGACGCCGACGCCGTGCAGTGCGCGCAGATCGAACGCATGAGCGTTGCCTGACCAACCATCCCCCCATAGGAGCGCATCACGATGATGAAGTCCTACACGTCGACGCTCGTCGACATCCGCGGCGGCATGCTCGTCGAAGAAGCCACCGCGCAACTGAACCACCTCGTTGCCCTCGTCCGCGACACCGGCAAGGCCGGGAAGATCAGCGTCACGATCGAAATCAAGCCGTTCGCCAAGGTCGCCGACGCGCTCGAGGTATCCGGCGAGGTCACGACCACCCTGCCGAAGGAGAAGCGCGCCGCCGAGGTGTTCTTCCCCACCGTCGAAAACAACCTCTCCCGCAACAGCGAGCGGCAGCCCGATCTGCCGGGCATCCAGCTTGCCAACACCGGCACCGGCCGGTAATCGCCACACCCATCACACCTTCAGGAGATTCGCATGTTTGACCACGACGCCCCCGATATCAGCGCTGCCCTCAATGCCGGCACTGCGCTCGCCGGCCCGCAGAAATCACCGCTCGCCGACGGCCGGCCGTTCGTCGTCGTACCGCAGGGCTACGAGGTGCGGACGCTGGACGAGCGCGACACGTTCCCGCATCGCGCGCGCGGCACTGTGAAGGTTCGCGACGCCGCGAGCTTCATCGCCTACTTCAATCGCCAGAAGACGGGCAACAGCCTGATCTATGCGTCGCTCGACCCGGCGCACATTCTCGGTGTCATCGACGACCACTTCCCGGCCAGCGACCAGCTTGACAACGGCGGCGCCAACTGGCGCGAGTACCGCGTGCAGTTCTCCGTGCCGGCGTCACGCGAGTGGCGCACCTGGACCACGTCGGATCGCAAGCCGACGACGCAGCTCGAGTTCGCCGAACTGATCGAAGACAACCTGCCGGACATCGTCAGCCCGTCGGGCAGCGACATGCTGTCGATCGCGCTGAACTTCGAGGCCAGCAAGGGCGGCAACTTCGTGTCGGCCACGCGACTGCAGGACGGCAGCGTCGATTTCGTCTGGCGCGAGGATGTGAACGCGACTGGCAACAAGGTGAAGATGCCGACCGAGATCGCGCTGGAAATCCCGGTCTTCGAAAACGGCGCGAAGTACCCGGTCAGCGCTCGCCTGAAGTACCGCGTGAAGGACGGCGGCCTGACGATCTGGTACGAGCTGGTCCGCCCGCACAAGGTGCTCGAAGACGCGTTCCGCGCCATCTGGTCTGACATCGAAGCCCAGACCGAAACGAAGATCCTGCTCGGCTCCCCCGAATAGCCGCATCCCCCGTGGCCTGCCGCGCGCGCCCTCGTCGCGCGCGGCATTTTGGGGCGGACGTCTCGCCCCGCTTTTTCCACCGTCCTCAACGGCGGGCGCTCGGGTGACGGGTGGGCGCCGTCACAACGTGCACTTTGGCCTGCAGCCGCCGCACAGCGCTTTCATGCTACCCCGCTGCCATATGCGAGCCGAGCACCCGCCATTGAGGTTTGATCGATTACATGGAGATCCTGAATGAAGCGTGACCTGATGAAACGCGAGTACAACAGCTTCGGATTCTGCTGCGGTATCGGTGGCGGAGCCAAGGGTTTCAAGAAGGCAGTTTCGCAGGTCGGCAACATGACCGCGACGTGGCGCTGCATTGGCGGCGTCGACGTCGATCCCGCCGCGGCGCGCGACTTCGAAATGCTGCTTGGCACTCCATGCACGGTGATGGACCTGATGACGCGCGGGCAATTCACCGCGTATCACGAAAAGGAACCGCCGCCCGGGTGGCGCGAAGCGACGCCTGCAGATATCCAGCGCGCGTCCGGCAACGAGCATCCGCATTGCGTCTTCATCTCGTCGCCGTGCAAGGGCGCATCGGGGCTACTCCCGGAAAGCAAAGCCCGGACGGCAAAGTACCAGGCGCTCAATGAACTGACGCTGCGCTGCGTGTGGCTCATGTGCGAGGCCTGGAAGGACGACCCTGTCGAACTCATCGTGTTCGAGAACGTGCCGCGGCTCGCGACGCGCGGCCGGCACCTGCTCGACCAGATCGTGCAGTTGCTGAGCCATTACGGCTATGCCGTGAACGAAACCGCGCACGAATGCGAGCTGCTCGGCGGGCTCGCGCAGAGCCGGAAGCGGTTCCTGCTCGTCGCGCGCCACACGGCCAAGGTGCCGGCGTTCCTCTACGAGCCGCCGATGAAGCGCCTGCAGGGCGTCGGCACGGTGCTCGGCCGCATGCCGCTGCCGGGCGACGTCGCGGCCGGCCCCATGCACCGAGTTCCGTCGCTGCAGTGGAAGACGTGGGTGCGCCTCGCATTCGTCGAGGCCGGCAGCGACTGGCGGAGCCTGAACAAGCTCGCAGTCGAAGACGGTCACCTGCGTGATTACTTGATCGTCCCGGAGATGCACAACGGCGTGCTTGGCGTGAATCGCTGGGATGAACCGTGCGGCGTCGTCGCGGGCGCGAGCCGCCCGGGCAACGGCTCGTTCTCGGTGGCCGACCCGCGCTTCGCGCAAAGTTTGCGATGGAACGACGGGCACGCGTACGGCGTGCTGCCGTGGGATGACCATTGCGGTGCGATCGCTGGACAGCAGAGCCCAGGGCAGGGTTACTACACCGTCGCGGATCCGCGGCATGCCGGCCCAGCGAAGCACAACAACGAATTCCGGATCGTGCCCTGGCGCGACGCGGCGGGCGCGGTTACGAGTGCGCACGGCACGGGCCAGTGCGTGCAGGATCCGCGCGCAACGACTGGTTTCCAAGGCGCGGGCAAGTATCGCGTCACCGGCTACGACGAGCCCGCAGGCACTGTCATCGGCCGCTCCGATAGCGGCCAGGGTGCATTTGCTGTCGCCGACCCGCGTCCAGGCATGCGCCGCGAGCGCGGCGACGCATATCTCACCGGCGGCCACTACGGCGTCGTCGCGTGGGACCAGCACTGCGGCGCCATGTCGGCCGCCGCCGGCCACGACAATGGTCGCTGGTCGGTCGCAGATCCGCGGCTGCCGGCCGCGAACGCGAAGCTCGTCGCCGTGATACGCGCGCTCGATGGCACATGGCATCGGCCGTTCACGACGCTCGAGCTCGCCGCGCTGCAATCTCTCGTCGAGCCCGAGCAGCTGCAGATCGACGCCGAGCAGGACGAATGGGCGCGCCAGCGTATTGCCGCAACAGGGAATGCCTTCCCGTTCAAGCTCGACGGCGACAGCGATTCCGCCTGGCGCGAGCGCATCGGCAACGCGGTGCCGCCCGATGCAGCGCAGGCAATCGCCGAGGTGATGGGGACCACCCTTTTGCTCGCTGAATCTGGCGAAACGTTCCAACTTTCGTCGACGCCCGTATGGGTGCGCCCGGTCGCCATTGCTCTGACCGTCCCGCCGCAGGCCTTCTGACACCGAGGACCACACGATGACCAACTACAACGAAAAGAGCCCCGCTCCCGAACAGGCGAGCGAGGCAGCGACTACAACAGCAGCAACGGATATGGAGGTCACCGTTACTGCCGAAGCCATTGTCGGGCAGCACGAAGGCACGGGCAATGAGACGAGTTCGAAATTCGGCGACGAAAAGAGCCGCGTGGATGCGCTGACGGCGCAAGCCGCGCTCGCCGCAATCGAGACGTTCGAAATCGTCGGCGACAACAACGATTCGCGCGAGCCGAACGCCGACGATCGCTTCATCCTGACCGAGTTCATCGCGCATGCATTCGGCGGATACCCTGTCAAGCAGCCCGCAGCAGCGCCGAGCGACGACGCAATGCTGCAGAGTGCGCATACCTTGGAGCACATAGCCAAAATGGTCGACCGCGTGTTTTCGGCCGACGTTGTCCGAGACCTGTGTGGCATCGCCCAACAGATCCGGGCCTTAGCGGCACGAGAGGCGCAGCCCGCACCCTCGCTGGCGGACGAGCGGGCGGCGTTCGAAGTGGACATTTTGTCGGGTCCGTGCGCGAACGTCTACTACACGCAGGACAATGTTCCGCGCGATCAGCGGCAACAGGTGGTCGTCATCCGGAAGTCCGACTACGACCGTCTTACCGAAGCCCGCGCCGCATCTGCCAACGAGACGGGGGCGGAAGGGTTCTCCTATGCAAGCAAGCAGGCGACCGCGTGCGCGGGATGTGGCGAGCACAAGCACACGCCGCTTCGAATCGACTGGATGGGTGGCTATGTCTGCCTCACCTGCATCGACCGCGAACTCGAATCCCGCTCTCGCGCTACGGCGGCGCAACCGGCCGTCGCATGGATGCACCGCGACGATCCGCGCGAATGCATTTCCGATGCGAAGAAACGGGACATTGTCGAGCACAACGGCATTCCCGGCCGGCGAGCCGCCGAGCTGTACTCGATCCCGTTCGGCCGGCTCGACCCAGCGCCCGCTATGGTTGCGGAAGCGGCGGCGATCCCGGCCGGATGGAAGGCCATGCCGATCGACGCTCCGGAATCGCTGCTCGACGTGCTGTGCGATGCCGCACGCGGCTGGCCGACCTATGTCGATGTACGCCCGATATACGACAAGTTGATCGCCGCCGCCCCGCAGCCGCCCGCGCAGGCCGGCGCTCTGGAACCGTGCGCGCACGACTACGTGCGCTCGGACAGCGTTTGCACCGAGTGCGGATCGCAGGCCGGCGCTCGGGGGACGCTGGCGGACGATCAGCGCAGCACGATCGAGCGAGCGATCGCGCTTATCGGGCCGAAGCATCCCGTCGCGGAAGAACTGCGAGCCCTTCTCTCCACCCACCCCACCGAGCAACCCTGTGCGGGACAGCCGAATCACGATGGCTGGCTCCAGAGCGGTGGCCTGCTCTACCGCTTGACCGACGAACGGCATCCGCAGAACCGCGACGAGATCCACGTGACGATGGTGGGCGGATCGCGCGATGACGCGGTACGTGCGCGCCGTGCAGCGCAACTATTCTCGCTGTTGACGGGGCATCCGGAACCGCTCGCCGACGTGACGGCCGCGCAGGAGACAGCGCTCGCAGTGTTGAAGGAACTGCGGGGCCGGCGCGGATTCGACCATCTGATTGATGGTCTCGATGAAGAAACGCGCGACGAGATCGTGCGTGCGATCGCAAGCATCGTCCCGAATGCCCGCGCAGGAGATCAATCGTGATCGACAAGGACAATCTCCCGGCTCCGCGCCTTCAACTTCGCTGGGCACCCAGCAATCTGAAATCGGGCTACGAATGGGAGTGCCACTACGAACTGGTTTTGCCACTTGATGAGTGGGACATCCGGGCCGAACAAGAAGGCCCCGACGGAGCGCCGCTTCCGAAACTGAAGGAACTCGTCGTGCCGATGAAGCCGCCCAGCCTGCGCAGCAGCTCGGGCACACCGTGTGCATTCCAGAACGGCAACCGTTACTACGACGATCCATTCCGCGACGGTGCGCACGCCTTCTGGGATTCTAAGCTGCTCGGCAACCCGCCGATATTCGTCATCGCTCCGGACGGCATGGCGTTCGCCAGACCTGACCGGGAAGGCGCCCGCGCGGGAGAAGGCCATGTCGCATAACACGCTGCCCGACGACCTCAATCCCGCGTTGATCGAGGTATGTGCGCGGTTCATCGGCAAGCTCACGGGGCTCGTGCCGCCGCCGGTCGCCGACTTCCCGCCGGAGATGCACGCGGTGTTCCGCCAGTTCGCGGCCGAGGCGTACACCATCGTGCGGGAGAACGTCACGAAACCGGCACCGGCCGCCGAGCCGCGCCACTGGAACCCGGTCTACAACACCGACCCGATTCAGCGCGCCTGCGCGGAGCTTCCCGAAGGCTGGGAGATGCAGGTGTGCATGGAGAACGGTGCCGGATGGATCGATCTGTACGACCCCGCCGGCGAGAAGTTCGAACCGGACATCGATGCCGACAAGTTCGACTGGAAGATTCACGAAGCGATCGACATCGCAATCGAAGCCGATCGCGCAGGAGGCAAGCCGTGCTGACCGACATCGAAGTGTTCGCGATCCGCGCGACGGCACTGCCGGAGCGCCTGCGCCATAAGCTGTATCCGGAGCTGGCGCCGCGCTGCCCGCACTGCGACAACACGGGCGACGTGCACGACGTGCCCGGCGAATGGGGCGGCGTGTGCACGTCATGCATCGTTGCAGGAGACGTATCGTGACCGCGATCATCAGCTCATGCTGCGGCTACCGCTATCGCCTTGAGCGCGACGTCGCGCCGACCGGGATCGTCGTCGCATTCTTCGGCGTCAACCCGTCGCGCGCTGACGCTAGCGTGCGCGACCGGACCGACCTGAAGTGGACCGGCTTTGCGGCCCGCTGGGGCGCGCGGAAGTACATCGCCGGCAACCCGTTCGCCTTCCGCACGCCGCACGTTCGCGACCTGGTCGCGGTTGTCGACCCGATCGGCCCCGAGAACGATGCGCATCTCGCGCAGATTATCGCCGACGCCGACCTACTCGTCCCGTGCTGGGGCGACCGGCACAAGCTGCCGCGCGCACTACGCCCGCGCCTCGACGCCGTCGCCGACCTGCTGCTCGCGGCCGGGAAGCCCGTGAAAGTATTCGGCTGGACCGCGAAAGGCGATCCGAAGCATCCGCTGATGCTCGCCTACGGCACCAGTCTCATCGAATGGAACTCACAATGACCAAGTACGAAAAACTCGACGCGCTGATTCTGGATCAGGTCGGCGAGAAGCCGCGCCGCTTCGACAGCATCTTCGCCGTCATCGAGGTCTATGCGGAATGCTGCACGTTCAAGAGCGTGCGCGAGCCATTCCGGGTTCTGGATCTCAGGCTTCAGGCACTGTGCAAGGCCGGGAAAATTCGCTCGACGTCGACGGGATGGGTACGCGCATGAGTGAGAACACGAACATCGAATGGTGTGACGCGAGCTGGAATCCGTGGGAGGGTTGCCAGAAGGTCGGGCCGGGTTGTGACCACTGCTACGCCGAGTCGCGCAACGCGCGATTCAGCGGTGGCATAGCGATCAACTGGGGGCCCGGCGCGCCGCGCCGCCGCACGTCGCCGACGAACTGGCGGAAACCGATCGCGTGGAACGCACGCCCCTTCCTCGAGTGCCGTGCGTGCGGTTGGCGCGGTGATCGGACGGCGAACGTCAACGGCATGGCGGCCTGCCCGGAAATCCAGTGCGCGTCTCTCGACGTCGCGCTCGCGCGCCGCCGCGTGTTCTGCGCGTCGCTTGCTGACGTCTTCGACAACGCCGCGCCGCCGACGTGGCGCGCCGAGCTGTTCGAGCTGATCATGCGCACGCCGAACCTCGACTGGCTGCTGTTGACGAAGCGGATCGGAAACGTCGCGCAGATGCTGCGCGAGATCGGCGTCGACCGGCTGCCGGACAACGTCTGGCTCGGCGCGACGATCGTGAATCAGGCCGAGGCCGACCGCGACATCCCGAAGCTGCTCGAGGTGCCGGCGCGCGTGCGCTTCTTGTCGATGGAGCCGCTTCTTGGGCCCGTCGACCTGTGCCGGGCACACATCGCCCAGGTCAAGCTGCCGCGTGTCGACTGGGTCATCGTCGGCGGCGAAAGCGGCCACGGCGCGCGGCCGATGCATCCGAACTGGGCCAGATCTCTGCGCGATCAGTGCGCGGCCGCTGGCGTGGCGTTCAACTTCAAGCAGCACGGCGAATGGGCACCGGGCTCCGGCGACTTCGGCGCGGGTCGATTCGAGGCAGCGGCGGTCGCGCGCAACGGCCGTGTCGCGCCGGGTGGCCACCGAGCCGAAAACTACCCGGCCGGCGCCGCGAGCTGCGACGGCTGGGCGATGGTTCACCGCGTCGGCAAGAAGGTCGCCGGCCGCCTGCTCGACGGCCGCACGCACGACGAATTCCCGGACTCACGTCGATGAGTGATGACCCGCTTCACTTACCCCGGGCGGCCTTCGCGATTGTCGACGACAGCTCGAAGCCGTCCGAACGCATCAGAGAACGCAGCCTCTCGATCAGCAAACCGCGCGGTCGGGAACGGCACGTTCATTGTACTGCCGATTGGCGCAAATCGAGCTGTCTGCCTGGCTATGCAATACCCGGACGCCTCATCGCCATCGATCGCAACATCCAACTGATGCCCTCGATACAGCTCCTGTCGATGATCCATGACGGCCTCCTGAATGGCTGTGGAGGAATCCTAGCATGACCGAACGCCCTATCCTGTTCAGCGGCCCGATGGTGGCCGCCATCCTCGACGGCCGGAAGACGCAGACGCGTCGCGTCGTGAAGCTGCCGCACGCCAACCCGCTCGGCGAATGGCAGCCGACGACAGTCGGCGGTCACGGCACAACATATGCCGACGGCTCACCAGCCCACGAACTACCAGCAATCTGGCACACGCGAACCGGCGAGTGCCACGTCTGCCCGCATGGCAACGCGGGTGACCGGCTGTGGGTTCGGGAAACGCACGAGGTGCGCCGGATCGGCACCGAAGCGTACGAGGGAGGCCGACCTACGCGGCGCTACGCCGGCGTCGCGTACCGGGCAGACGACGGCCGCGCCGAGATCGACATCGATCTCGACACGTTTCAGCAGCTCGACAGCAAGGAATCGCGAGGATGGGCGCCCTCCATCCACATGCCGCGCTGGGCATCGCGCATCACGCTCGAGATCACCGGCGTGCGCGCCGAGCGGCTGCGGAACATCAGTGCCGCCGATGCGCGGGCCGAGGGGATCGAGTTTCGCGAGGACTACATCGCCGGCCGGCTCTGCCGCCGCTGGCGCTCCTACGGCTCCGCCGACGGCTGGTTTCCCGAGGGCCGCGATATCGCGCCGATCCATTCGTTTCAGACGCTCTGGGACGGTTTGAACGCTGCGCGCGGCCATGGCTGGGATGCAAACCCATGGGTGTGGGTCATCGAATTCAAGCGCCTCGGCGCGGGAGCGTGATATGCCGATGGTGACCAATGCCGAGCTCGTCGAGTTGACTGGCGGCCTCAAACAGGGAGCGGCGCAGGCCCGCTGGATCAAGAAGGCACTCGGAATCGATGCGCCGCGGAAGGCCGACGGCCATCCGATGCTGACGTGGGAACAGGTCAACCAGCCGCGCGCCGTGGCGTCGCCGCGCGCGCAGCCGAAATGGAGAGTAGCAGCATGAAGAAGCACCGGGAGCGCGATGGGCTCCTGCCGCGCATGGAAGCGCGCAAACGAAAAGAAGGCTTCACCTATCGCTACCACCCAGTCGGCGGCAAGCCGATCAACCTCGGCCAGGACAGGCTAATCGCGATCCGGAAGGTGCTCGACATCCTCGGCACCGGCGACGACGTCGGCACAATCACGCGCCTGTGGGAGCAATTTCAGGAGACGCTTGGTTGGACGCGCTACTCGCAATACACGCGCACCGACTACACGCAATGCAGCGGCCCACTGCTCGAAACTTTCGGCGACATGCGCGCCGCCGACATCGACGCTACGCACGTGTCGCGTTACCTGCGCATCGAGCGCGCCACTGCGCCAGTGCGCGCGAATCGCGAGGTCGCCCTGCTCTCGAACTTGATCGGCCTCGCGATCGACCGTGGCGAGGCGAAGCACAACCCCTGCCGAGAGGTTCGGCGCAACGAGGAACAGCCGCGCACCGAGGCCCCGGAACCCGAAGACTTCCAGGCATTCGCCGCCTGGGTTGCGTCGCTTGGCGGTCAAAAGGCTGTGATCGGCATGGCGGCCGAGTACGCTGCACTCGCAGGAAACCGGAAGGTCGAGTTTCTGGATCTGTCCTGGCCGCAGATCGACGAGGCTGCTGGCGTGATCCGCGTCAAGCGTGCAAAGCAGCGCGGGAAGAAGCGCGGCGAGGTGATCGAGCACATCGAAATCACGCCGGCGATTTCGGAGCTGCTCGTGCGCCTGCGCGCGGCCCGGAAGGATGAGTGCCTGTATGTGTTCTCGAATCGGTACGCGACCCACTACACACCGGCCGGCTTCAAGACCGAGTGGTCGAAGCTGATGAGCAAAGCGCTCGAGCTGAAGAGGATCGGGAAGCGGTTCACGTTCCACGACTTGCGCGCCTACTACGTCACCAGGCACAAGGCTGAACGCGGCGCGCTGCCGGACCTGCATGCGAATCCGGCGACCACTGCGCGGGTCTACGACCGAACGAAGATCGTGAGGCGGCGAGGCATGTAATTCCCATTTCGGGAATTACAAAGCAAAAACGGCACTGGATAAAATCTCAGTGCCGTTCGCTAAATCTTTGATACTGCTAGGAATTCTTTGGGGTGGCTGATGGGACTCGAACCCACGACGACAGGAATCACAATCCTGGACTCTACCAACTGAGCTACAGCCACCACTGGTACTGCTTGTTTCTTCGCTGCGTCGCTTTGTTGTTCAGCAGCGAAGAAGTGAGATTATATGGAGCTTTTTTATTCTTGCCAAGCGTTTTTTTCAAAAATTTCTTCGGCAGCGAAAAGATGCGCCCGCGCCTCGTCGAACACGGCCAGATCGCCGCGCGCGAGCTGCTTGTTGTCCGACAGCACACGCCGCCAGCCGCGCGCCCCCGCAACGCCGCGATACAGCCCGAGTGCATGGCGCACGACCGCGCCGAGGTACGTGCCGCGCTTCAGCTCCGCCGCGCAGTATTCGATCAACCGCGCTTCCGCTTCCTCGCGCGTCGGCGCCGCGTCGTTCGCGCCATAGAACCGCGCATCGACGCCCGCCAGCACATAAGGATTGTGATACGCCTCGCGGCCGAGCATCACGCCGTCAACGTATTCGAGATGCTGCGCAACCTCGTCGAGCGTCTTGATGCCGCCGTTGATCACGATCTCCAGCGACGGGAAGTCGCGCTTCAGCCGATATGCATAGTCGTACTTGAGCGGCGGAATCTCGCGGTTTTCCTTCGGCGACAGCCCTTTCAGGATCGCGTTGCGCGCATGCACGACGAACACCTCGCAGCCCGCCTCCGCGACCGTGCCGACGAAATCCCGCACGAATTCATACTCTTCGACCGCATCGACGCCGATCCGGTGCTTGACGGTCACCGGCACCGACACGGCGTCGCGCATCGCCTTCACGCAATCCGCGACGAGCTGCGGCTCGTTCATCAGGCACGCGCCGAACGCGCCGCGCTGCACCCTTTCCGACGGGCACCCGCAGTTCAGGTTGATTTCGTCGTAGCCCCACTGTTCGCCGAGCTTCGCGGCGCGCGCGAGATCGTCCCGCTCGCTGCCGCCGAGCTGCAGCGCGACCGGCGATTCGCTCGGCGTGAACGCGAGGTGGCGCTGCGCGTCGCCGAACAGCAGCGCGCCGGTCGTGATCATTTCCGTATAGAGCCAAGTATGGCGCGTGAGCGTGCGGTGGAACGACCGGCAATGACGGTCGGTCCAGTCCAGCATGGGCGCCACGGACACGCGGCGGGGAGGAAGCGAAGACGAAACGGGCATGGAATTCGGGCAACGAGCAGGCGCAGGAAGCAACCTGCCATTTTACCGCAACCGGCGCCCTGCCCGCCCGGCGCTATGCACCCGCGTCGCCGGCAAGCTCCGCATCGACCGCGCGCCGCGCCTCGTTCAGCACGCGCTCGATCACCCGGCGCTCGGTCAGCAGCAGCCCGTCGACCTTCACGAGCCGCCAGTCGATCCGCACCGCGTCGCCTTGCAGCACGCGGTAGTGCACGTGCTCGCCGTCCCAGACCTGCTCGGTCTTCACTTCGATCTCGAAGCCGCGGTACGGCTCGCTGTAGTCGCCGAGATCGCTGCCTTTCAGTTCCAT